GGCGGTAGTCGTTCGTGTAGCCGAAATCACCGTCGTGCTTCGCCATCCACGCCACAATGGCGTTACGCTGCACGTCAGCCTGCGTCATCCGTCTCCTTCCTTTTAGCTAGAAGTGCCTTCACCTCAGTATACGGCACGAAACTAGCTCGGTCGGGCCGCGGGCTGTGCGCCGGGATTTTACGGTTGCGGAAGAAGTCGTAGCCCTCTCCGGGTTGCAGCCGCACAGGGGTCGTCGTATAGTCGTTCGACAGCCGGAATTCCACCCAGCTGTCTTCCATGTGGCGCACAGCGTAGGGGTATCGACGCAGAAGCGGGTCGTCGTTGCCGGGGACGGTGCGCCATGCCGCATCGATCAGCGACTTGAGTGCGGCCAACTGCACGCTGAATTCCTCTATCTCGTCTGAGAATTCCCCCCGAGATATAGCGGCCCCGTCGTGCGTCGGTATCGGCGGGTTGAACCCACACAGCGAGCGGCACGCCGGACTGTAATGCGGTTCGTAGATAGTGGGGTCCCTGTTGTACATCGGCGGCCTGCCCGCCTCTTGCGCCAGGTAGGCGTCATAGAAGCCGTACGTCAAGCCGTCTAGATATTTCGGGTCGTAGTCCCGGTTGGATGTAGAGCTCTCTTCCATGGCTAGAACCATACCACGCCATGCGGCGGGTACCCCGTCGCATGGAGGGAGAGGGGGTCGTATTCTGCAGGGGTGGTTTGAAGGGAAGGGCGCTTGGGGGTCGCATGCCACATGTGAGAGAAGCGCACACGTGCATCCTCCGCGTAGAACGCCGGAATGTGCGGGGGTAGAGGGCGTTCGGTGTCGACGACGGTGGCCAGCAGCTGGGACTCCACGAAAACGTGGAACACATTACGGGAAGGGGTAAGGCGATTCTTATTGCCCTTCTCTGCGTTGCGGTTGGCGGGCACGATGTCGTTTTCCAGCTGCGCGGGGGTCGTCCCCAGCGGGTATTCATGGCAGGCCTTGATGAGAACCGAGTAGGGGTTGATTGTGGGTGTCTGGTTTTGATCCGTGTTATGCGGAGGGAACCTCCTCGGGTCCGTGTCGGCGTTACTCTTAAGGAAACGCTGACCGCCCTTGTATGAAGGGTCCTGTTTGGATACCTCCCAGCCGTTCGGCTTCAAACACAGCGCATAGAAGCGGAAGTTGCTGTTACTAGTCGGGCTGGGGTCGTATGGGTGCGTCGGATCCGGGCTGAAGCACCACAGCAGCCAGCCCACCTCCCACGGGTTGGGTTTGGAATCGGGGTTAGACGGCGTCGGCGGGGTATTGTCCTTGTTGCGCAGTTGAGCTGTGGTGATGATATTCGCCGAGAACGAATACACCACCTGGAGGCGGTTATGTTTAGTTGTGTCCGGGTCCGTGGAGGGGACGGGCACCCGCTCTACCTTGAGCAGAGGGGAAAGGGCCTCGATGGGGGTTGCCAAGCTGGCCGCGGTAGCGCCCAAGGGCTGGTCCGGATTAGGCTTGGGGGGAGGCGGAGGTGTCAGGAGGAGCGTCGAGTCGTAGGGGGGTGTCGGGTTAGGCGTTATCGTCGCCTCGTTGTAGATCTTCCGTATGCGCACAAGGGGGTGCTGCGGGGGCCGTGGGCTTGTCATGCCACGATTTTATCTCGTCGTCGTGTCGGCGCACAGCACACTGAATGTCATCCAACTGCCCTGTGTGCATGTGCACGAGGTCCGTCAAGACTTTGGTGTTGTTCTCTATGCGGTCTACCGCATCCCGTAAGGAACTCCCATGGTTGTTTTCCATATCTTGTTTGACGCTAAGGACCTTCCTATTGGTCTTCAATGACGTGTAAAGCGTCGCAATAGCGGTTATAAGGGCGCCTAAGCCTACTGCTGGCGCCCCTAGGAGGTGGTCGAAGACGAGGATTATATCGTGCACGGACCCTATTATAGCGATCATACTGCAGTCTGATTTCCAGTAGTGGAAAATAGCGATTAATATATGCGGTTGGGTCCCCCCATGCAAGTCGACCCACCCATCCAAAAATTCCAACTTTTCCCACCAAAAACACAAGTAGCCCCTAGGACGTTAGTCCTAGGGGCTACTTTTCCTACCACTCCAACTTGTATTACTTACCCTACCGTACCGTAGCTTAGTGCTTCCACCATCACGCAGACGAACCAACCAGCGTACATCAGTCCAACTATTCCAACCCATATCTTAGTGAGAGTGATTCTCAATAGCGCCTCCCTCCCCGGGCGCCGCCTTCGCCGGCGACTCGACTTCGTTTCACGTGAAACATCACTACAGTCCGACCGCTCGACGGGCGTCGCCCAGCGTCTCCACTACCCTGGCGTCGTCGGGCTGCTCGGCCTCGCCGAAGGCCGGCCACAGTCGGTACCGGACTGCGCCGCCGTCTCCGGCCCGAACCACCACGCACCCGTCTTCGACGGTGAAGGCCCGCCTCTTTGTGCGCCGCCCCCATGCCACGGCGTCGGCGACGCGGTTGCATTCGAGCACGGTCAGCACCCGAGCCAGCGCCTTCGGAGACGATGCCCGGAGGGCGTCCATGCAAGCCTCGGCCATCGCCGTGTGCTCGTAGACGCTGCCGCAGCGCTCTAGCACCGCAGTCCGCATCAGGTCCCAGATGCCTTCGGCGTCGACGGGACCTTCCGGGCCGTCGGCGCCGGCGTCTACCCGCCAGAGGTCCACCCTGGTCTCGGCGTCGGCGCGGTCCCAGACCGTGGCCACGACGTCGTACTGGATATCATTCCAGGTCTGTTCGATTTCGGACGCGGCTTCACAGTATTCGTCCTCCCAGTCGGCGTCGAAGAGGAGCTCGATCCCGTCGTCCAGTCCGAGGCCCCGCTCGGCGAGGACGTCTGCGGCGGCGTCGAGGACGTCTTCATCGGCGACGGCTGTCAGGTAGGGGTAGAGGTGCATCGGAGTCTTCCTTTCTCTCTGTTGTTCCGATGGTTTAAGTCTAGTGGGTCCGGAGGGGCTCTGTCAAGCCCCTCCGGTGTGAGGTCTCTAACACCAGTCGAAGAAACACTGCAGCGACGTCGGGAGGTGCTCCACGAGCTCCTCGCAGGTGGACATGAGCCCGTAGAAGGCGTCCCAGACGGCGGCGGCGAAGTCGAGCCAGGTCATCGCTCAGGCCTCCCATCCGCGGCGATGACGCCGGCTCCGGCGTCGTGCTCGCTGGCGCTCGCGGTCTGCCCGGAGGCCGGCGACGAAGTCCGGGACGTCGATCTCGGGGATGAAGGTAGTGGTGTGCATCAGCTGGTTCCTTTCTCTCGTCTTCGCTGATATCTCTAGTCTAGCGGCTACCGGGCGTCTGCGTCGAGCCCGTAGTGTATGACCTGTATCACAGTCAAGCCCAGCACCGTCGGTTCGTCTCGGACGCCCGCGTAGGCGTCCCAGCGCCCGAGGTCTTCGCCGCAGCCCCAGCCGGCCAGGATGCCGGCTGCGACGGCGACGGCCGCCCAGAAGCGCCTCACCAGTCCCACCCGCCTACGTCGTCGCGCACACGGAGCTCGACGCAGGTGGTCCGGCGGCAGGTCACCTGGCGGACGTCGAAGCCGGCGTCCGTGAGCTCGGCGTCCAGGTCTTCTAGCAGCTGCAGGCCGCCTTCGTAGGTGCGCACACCGGGGGTGATCCTGACGTCGCCCTCGAACGGGGCGTCGACGATGAAGGCGCGGCCGTCTACGAGGCTGACGCAGAGGCTGTAACCTTGCTCGGAGACGTCGTAGACGGGGATCGTGGCTTCCAGGTGCCGGACGACGGCGTTGGCGGTTTTCCAGGTGTTCATCGGGGTTCCTTTCTCTCTTCGTTCCGATGTCTTCATTCTAGCGGTCCCCCGGAGGGGCTGTCAAGCCCCTCCGGGGTGGGCTGTGTCACATTTCCACGCCCCAGTCGGCGACGGCGCTGCGGAGGGTCGGCCAGGCTTCGGTCTCGCCGCACTCGCGGACCCGGACTGCGCCGTCGGCGTAGACGGTCAGCGTGCCGTCGGGGGTATCGGCCTGGACTGCGCCGTCGGGCAGGACGAAGGCGAGGCCTCCGAGCTTCTCGGTGAGCGACTTCGCCAGGGCCTGGCTGTAGAGGTAGGTCATCGGAGTTCCTTTCTCTCTGTTGTTCCGATGACTCCATCCTCGCACAGCCCGAGGCGCCGTGTCAAGCCGCTGCAGCGTGTTCTATGTCACATTTTCATGGTTGCTCGAGAGCCCCTGGAAAATGTATTTTCCATGGTTGCTCGAGAGCCTCGAGAGCCCCTCGAGCGTGATGTATCTCACATTGTGATATTTCTCACATGGTTGCTCGAGAGCCCCTCCGGGTGTGAGATTGCTCACATGGTTCCTCGAGCTAGGACCTTAGTCCCGATTTCACGAAAGTGAGACGAAGCTCACATATCAAGTTCCGGGATTTTCGCAACACCGACGTTGCGTAATTGCTCGGGGCCGTCTCCGAGGCCGCCCCGCACACCCCCGGCCTTCGGGGGCACCCCCTCAGAGCTCGCAGACGCCGCTCTGAGGGCCTGAGGAGCCCCGCCGGTAGGGTGGCCTAGGCGGGGCCCTCTGCGGCGCTCTGAGGGGCCTTCTCGGGCTTCTGAGGGGCGTCTGCGGGCATGGGAAGGCCCCCGCCGGAGCGGGGGCCTTCGGGTCAGCCTTCGAAGTCTGCCAAGACGTCTGCCAGGTCTGCGGTGTAGTAGCCGCCGAGCTCTTCGAAGAAGTCGATTTCGATGTCCATTGGGGTTTCCTTTCTCTCTTTCCCCTTTGTTGTACCCCCAGTCTACCAACCGCCACCCCCCCGTGTCAAGCCCTAAGGGTGTGCCCTTCGCCACATTTCTGAGAACCATACGCCACGGTAACCTTCACTGACGTAGCGGTAACTTACACCTACGAAGCCGTAACTTACCACCGGGTAACTTACACCTACGAAGCCGTAACTTACCACCGGGTAACTTACACCTACGAAGCCGTAACTTACCACCGGGTAACTTACCGCCGAGTAACTTACACCTACGTAGCAGTAACTTACGGTTACGTAGGTAAAAGTCGACATTAAAAGTTACAAAGAAGCCCCTTTTCGCATTTCGGGGGCAGGTTTCGGCTACAAAGAGGACCGTTTTCGAATTTCGGGGCTCAAAGAAGACGGTTTTTAGAACGACGGTCGAGCGGAACCCCCGCCGTCCAAGGCGCACACCACACCGCTCGGCGGCGAACGGCACCCCGTCAGGATCACGAGATTCGATTCTGAGGCGATTTCAGCCCCCGACCCAAGCGACCCTACCGGGGCGCCCCTGTAAGGCGCTCAGAGAGCAACCTCGTGCGTCTGGGGGGCATCGGGCACCCCCGGGACGGCGCACAGCCCAAGGCGCACACCACACCGAGCGGGGGCGTGTGACGATTTGTCACCAAACGACAAGGTCGTCCCTCCTAAGGGTTTGCAACTCAGAGGTATCAAACGACAAGAAGTCGAGATTCGGCTGCGGCGGAATTCGGCGTATATGTAACACACACCACCACTTCTGACAGCAGATTTGTAATTTCAAAGTACCATATATATGGGAATATATAACGTTGTTGTAATGTGTAGGGGTGTACTGTGTTAGGGAGAGGATTTCCTTTGTTCGAAAGTTATCGAACAAAGAGGGGCGATTTATAATTTGAAAGTCACTGTCATTTGAGAGTCACTGTCATTTGAGAGTCACTGTCAGATTTCACCCCTGAACCCACCACTTTCCCCCGTCATTCCGCCGCTTTGGGGTGTGCGCTGTGCGTCGAGGGCGCGCGGGCGCGCGATTATAACACAACACCCCCGACAACACCCTGTGACCAAAATCACATTCCACGATTTGACTTGAAATCGATCCGGGCCTACACTCAGAATTGAGTTGAAATCGATCCGCCTACGCGAGTTGGATTCAAACGAAAATGTATTTTCGAGAGAAAGGAGAAATCGAAATGAAACCGATCAAGGTCGCTATCGAAACGATCGACGAAAACCTGGACGCTCCAGCTCTCCGAGCCGCCGCCGCGGAAACGCACGGTGTGCGCGCGGTGCTCAACGCGGAATACGCGGATAGGTTGATCCTCGTCACGCCTGAGCCCTCGCACGACGGCACCCTCCCCCGTGTGCGCCTCTCCTCGCTGAAGGCCGCGCTCGAACCCTTCGGCGTGGCCGTCGCCACGCCGACTGCCGTCTCCGAAGCTCTTGCAGCGGGCCCCCGCGGCGAGACGGTCAACGCACTCAAGGCGCTGCGTAAACTATTCCGCGATTTCAAATCGAACCCGCTGCACGACGTGGAGATCCGCGGAAAGGAGCCGGCCGACGAGTTCAAACGAAATCTCCGAGCGCAGGCCCGCGCCCACAGAAAGAGCTTCTACGAGGACTTGGCCGCCTTCATAGCCGCACACCCCGCTCTCACCTACAGGGACTACTGGGACGCGGACCATCGCTCGTACGAACGCCAATGGCCGGAGTACCGCAGGGCTGTCAAGCGCGCGAAGGAACTGAAAGGAGGCGACGACGATGACACGCTATATGATGCCCGCTAGGTCTCAAGGCAAACTGTACGCCCGCGCCGCATAGACGATAGACGATAGACGATAGACGAAAGGAGCGATAGACGATGGCAGTCTACATAGCATTGGAGGGGCCCGACGGTGTGGGGAAATCGACTGTGGCGGCCGCGCTGAAAGAGCTCTTTCAAAGCCGCACTCGGCCGACCCCCTACTCCGATGTGCGCATACGGCATTTCCCCACGGACATGATGATCGCGTGTGCGAATAACGGGGGCTATTGCCTTAATGCAGAGGACTACGCGAGGGACATGGAAAATTGGCTCTCCTTCCGACCGGAGCCCGTGCTGTTCCCCGACACGCCGACCGCAGCGAGCGAATATCAGCCTGAAACGCTGTACATTCTGGACAGGTGGGCGCTCAGCACCGCGGTGTATGCCTCGATGCGGAACGAAGAGCTGCCGGAGAACGTAGCGCTCACGCTGAACTGGCTGAACCGCGTTCCGCTGACGACGTTCGTGCTGATGCCCAGCGACCCCTCCAAGCTGACGGACCCTGACTACCCGGACCCCGACGGCTACGACCCCCTCGCGGTGACTGAGGCGTACCGGGGGTTCCTGACGAACGCGTTCGTCGCGGGGGAGATGTCGAGGTTCATACAGATCGCGATGGACCGCACAGTCGACACGCCCGAATCCGTGGCCGCGAAGATAGCCGAAGGGACGGCCAGGCTGCAGAGGGGGTGTGATGCACATCGCATACGGGGGCGCTTGACACCCCCGTCGACTCTGCCTAGACTGTAAGCACGGCGGGGGAAACCCGAACCGAGAGAAAGGAACGCAATATGAGAACAACCCCTACTATCGACCAGGTTGTCGATTTCTTCGACGCGCACACGGTAATCGACATTCGTTCAGGCGACGGCTCGACTGTGCGGTTCTACAATGCAGTTGAAGAGGAGTTCATGAAACTGCGGACTGCCGGTGTGAGTAAACGGTTTCAGCCGCTTTTCCACGAGAAGCTGGGGGGTGTGCGCCATGCGGAGGACGGCCGGCTGTATGCGATTCTGTCGGATCCCGACCCCGATAAGGAGGAGAGCGGTGCGACGTACGAGGAGCCTGTAGATGTCTTCCCGTTCGCAGATGTGCAGGTGGGCTCTGATTGCGTGTTCGGGAACCGTATCTCGGCGGTGGCATTGGAGTACGGTCCGGCAGCTGTGACGGTGAGTCTGATGGCACCGTTCGCCGAGATGGTTCAGGCCACCCGCCCTTATGCCGACGGCGAAATGGACGGGCTGCTTTAACGACAACTACCCGGAGCCCCCCACAGAGCGAGGGGTCTCCGCAGAGTGAAAGGAGAGAAAGAGTATGATAGGGACGAAGTATACGCCTGAGCTGTTGGCGGCCCTGGCTAAGACGCCGCTGATGGCCCGGTTGGATGTGGCCGTGCCGCCGGTGGGAGACGACCCGAAAGAAATCGACTCGTACACTGTGCGCTACAGTGATAACGGCGTGAAGGAGACGACGCTATTCGCTGCGGGAGACGTGCGACTTGTTTCCCTTAGGGTCGTGGGTGCCACTAATTGGTCTCGCATGATCGATGCAGTCGTGGAGAAGTACGTGGGCCGTGTGTCTGTTCTGAGCGAGTCGTCCGGGGTGTGCGTCGGTTTCACGACGTACCGTACGTTCGACAAAAGTGACATCGAAACGACTACGTTCCCGTTTTCGGCGGGCACTGTCGTCGACGTCGACATGGGCGTGTCCGAGTACGGCTTCGTGGAGTACGTCGAAGAGACGTATTCGGCTGCTGATAAGATCACGTCCTTATATGATGGCATGGATGACGCGGACCCGTGGCTGGTAATCGTCGAGCCTGACTGAAAGGAGGAATGACATGCTGTTCTATGATTACGAGGACTGCCTGTGCGCATATATCAGGAATCGTGGTTTCGTGTGCGTGGACGCGGACAACCCCCGTTTCGACGAGGACCTGCCCGCATGCTTCGATTTGACGACGTGCGACGAGGCGGCGCCGTATACGAACCCCTACGGGGACATTCTGCTGGTGCATAACCGCCTGCCGTGTGGCATGTGCTATAACACGGTGTTGCAGAAGCTGGTGCCGGAAGATTGGCTTAACATGTTCACTGTGGAAGACGGTGAACGAAACCCGTATACGGAGATGCTGCGCGGTGATGTAAGGGCAGACCTGGTTCAGCCCGTGCCGGATGAGCCGTGGGTTGAGCGGAAAACCCTTTATCGTAACGTGCTTCTGTCTTATGACGAGAAGGGTAAGAGGGTTTATGTGTTCAGTGGTGATATGAAGTGCCTGTTCAACATGAAGAAAGACGAGTTCATTCATACCTATCAGGTGAGGTGTATCGGCTGGTGACGTACAAGGACATCGCTCGGGCTATCGCCGAAGCATACCCACTGGCAGACCCGACCACCCCCCTTGTGCGCTATTACAGGGGTGACGGAACGATCACGGTAAACACTGAGGAGGCGAGGTATATGACGAGATACAACCCGTTGACGAAGCGGCTGAAGGTGCTGTTGTATCCGCACCACGATACCATCGGGTTGTTCTATTTAGGAGACGCTGAGTAGCATGGCTTTGAAATTGATTCCGCCCGGTCAGGGTAGTAAGCTGAGAGAGTACTACATCCGTTTCGAGGGCTCGATGTACGGCGTGCTGCACGTGGATAACGAAGCGCACACTGTAAACCTGGTCCCTCTCAAAGAGCTGAACAATGTTCCAGTGTGCGTAGAACCGCTGGACCCGTATAAGCTCTACGGTGTGCGGGTGTTCGACTCGTCGAGTTTCCGCCTGGTGTTGTGTTTCTTCAATCGTTTCTATGTGACAGTCGGCGATATGCATGTGTCTTTGTACGATGCGGTGTTGTTTCCGCCTGTTTCGGAAGGCCAGGAGTCAAACCCATGGCGGACGTTGGCCCGGGCAGCACGCTGACCCGGACTCTGTGCGGGCTGTGGAGAGAGGTAGACGGTTCCTTGACGCTGAAATCGGCTCGGAGCCACTCGATCTGCGACGCGTTGGAGGAGAACAATTGTTCGACCGGCGCGTGGCGCTTGACGTCTGTTTGCAAACGCACAACGCTGTAACGGGCAGTGATGTATTTCACAAGGCTGGGGCTTGACAGCCCCAGCCTTTCCACATAAACTGGACGTGCATAGCAAATGAGAGAAAGGATATCTCATTATGGAATTCAAAAACCCACAGGACTACGTAGAAGGATTGAAAAACCTTGAGGGGTTCCCGTTGATGGGCATGGAGGTCAGGGATGGCCGCTTGTTCTTCACCAGCTTGTCCCGCCACGTAGCGCTTCCTTTGCGTAAAGGAAGAGACTTTGGTTATATAGTGATCCGCTATGGCTTGAACAAGCTCGATGCGCTTGTGGACTACGTGGAGTACAACGACCAGTTCCGGCAGGTGCGACTCTTCGACGAGAACGGCGACGTTATCGCACACGTGGAGCTTAAGAACGTCACTCGGGAGGAATGGCTGCTCGGCGAGCTGTATGGTAAGAACCTGCACAGCTCGATGAATGTCAACCAACATAAGAAATATGCTCTTTTGGCCACCGGTGTGGTGTTCACGGCGGAAGCCGATGGCCTGACGGGCGTTTCCATTCACTGGCCGTCTCTCGACTCGCCGGTGGATCGGATCAACGATTGGGGTAACAAAGTGTCTATCATGACCGAGGAAGGCGCAGCAGTCGAGATACTCTTCAGAAAGGAAGACGGCAATGACTGATGATGAGCTGATGCAGCGGGCTTTCGACCTGTTAGACCCCTTCGTGCGTCTTGGATGGACCGTCGTGCATGTCGTCGACGTTTTCGACGCAACGGGAGTGTTTTTCGACAATTGCGCAGCTGTGGCGTTCGATAAGTCGGAGTACCGCGTTGTAGGGCACAGCGAAGAAGGGACGCTCGCTTCTATGGTGCGTGTGAATAGACTAGACGGGTCCGATGCATGGAGGCTGATCGACGAGGACGGACGCACGGTTATCACTGTGGAGCTCGCACAGCCGACCGACCAGCTTCCCGTCTACGTCACAACCCTAAAGGAGGCTCTCATCGGGTCCAGCGTGCAAAGCGTGTCAGCATCAGACAGCGGGCTGTGCTTGCACTTGGACGACGACTACGACGCTGTGACGAACGGAGCATTGCGTGTGCGCGTGGACGCTGAACGGGTTCCGTTCACTGTGGGCGATGTGTTCGTGAACCGTGGCGGAACAGGTTTCACACTGTGCGTATGCGCACAAACAGAAAGCAAACCGGTTGTGACGTTCAAGATCGATCAGGATGCACTGGAAAGGAAGGAGATTAAATTCAATGTTATCTGACAAAGACATTAAAAAACTGGCGAAGCGTACGGGACTGGTGGACCCGCTACGCGACGATTGTCTCCAACCGGCTAGCTACGATGTGCACCTAGGCCCGTACTTCCTCAACACGAAGACAGGTGAGCGGCATGTGGCCTGGGGCGCACGGAGCGAGTTCGTTCTCCCGCCCGGCGAACTGTGGCTTGGCGCGACCTTGGAGAAGTTCTCTCTTCCAGCGAATATCGCCGCCCAGATAGAGGGCCGGTCGAGCTGGGGCCGCCTCGGGCTTATGACGCACATCACCGCCGGCTTCATCGACCCGGGGTTCGAGGGGATGATCACCCTGGAGCTGTACAACGTCAATTCCTACCCGTTGATCCTCCCGACGGTTTTCGACCTGTTGTTGGATTCGACCGGTGTGGAGCCGATCGCGCAGGTGTCGTTCATGAAGCTTTCGTCGAAGGCTAGGGAACCGTACAACACAAAAGGGCACTATCAAAACCCGATCGGCCCCCAGCTGTCTCGTCTCAAGGGGCGTGTGAAGAAACGGTAATGGATATAGCCGACATCTGGGGGGGCGAAGAATGGGTCAAGCAGGCGCGCTGCAAGAAGAGCGACATCGGAATGGACCTGTTCTTCGCCCCCCGCGAGGGGGCCGACGTTGAGGACGACCCCTACTACCTGCGGGCCAAATGGGTGTGTTCGATTTGCCCTGTGCGACTCGAATGCAGGGACTATGCGGACCGCGTGGAGAAAGGACAGAAGAGGCTGTTCGGCGTGATAGGCGGGGAGGATTCGTTCGAGCGCCGGGCCAGGAGAGAAGAGGAGGGTAAGCTGTGAGGCAGCTGCTGTACGGAAAGAAGGGACCGCTTGAGGGCTGGTTCGCCGTTAACTCGGACGACACGTTGGAGTATGTGCCGACGTCGAGTGAGGCGATGCACAACTCATACCGGGAGACGGTGGAAGACGCCAAGGGTAAACCGTTCCGGGCTATCAGCATCGGGTACGCGTCGGAGCGGCAGATCTTCTACACGTGCAACGGGATTCGACTGATTCTAGTAAAACAGGACGAACCTCCGTTCTACCCTGGCAAGGCGCCGTCTGGGTACTACTATGACGCGTCTAGGCACACTGTGGATCGCTTCTATGACCCGCCGTTCCACGTTAAAGGAGAGGAGTGCCCGGCCGACTCGGTGACGGGCATTCTGAAGTATCAGGGGTACGTGTGGTGCCGTCGTAAATACGATGGCACCGAGTTCCTCCTGACGAAGGACCCTGAGGGCAAGGCGGATGTGGACAAGTATTACATCAAGGCATTCTCGATCGGTCTGAACATGGACATTCTGGTTCGTTCGATCGATATCTCGTGCGAGAAATTCGAGGTTGTTCGATCATGATCGAACAACCACTCGAACTCACACCCGAGCAGGAGGGGAAGGTGGAGGCCATCGTCGCACAGCGGGATGGCTTCCGGGCCGCTTTGGACGTGTCGGATACAGGGACGGGCAAGACTCTGTGTGCGGTGGAGGTTGCGAAGCGGTTGGGTCCGACTACGACGCTGATCGTGGGGCCGGCGAAGCCGCAGATCGTGGCGGCGTGGAAGAAGACGTTCGCCAGGCAGGGCTTCACTGCCCCGTTCAAGCGCATCGACTCCAAGCACCTCAACTACTTCGACGATTTAAGCCGACATGTCTCCGGCGTGTACTACGTGGGACGGGAGTACCTCGGCTTGTCGGATTTGAACGGGAAGAATGCTGAGAAGGGTAAGAAAAACCTTCTTCCCTGGGTTAAGGCCAGGCCTGACTTCGTCGTCTATGACGAGGTGCAGTCGGCGTCTAACCGTAAATCCGGACGGGCCAAGGCCATGTGGAGCCTGCGGAACGCCGGCTTCAAGCTGGCCATGTCGGCGACGCCGCAGGGTAATCGCTTCGAGGGCCTGTGGTCTATCTGCCGCTGGTTGTGGTGGGGCGTGGAGGACCCTGCGCGTGTCCCGCTGTCCAGCGACAAAAGGGACTGGCTGTATGTGGAGGGCTCGTTCCACAGGTGGAAGGCTCGGTGGTGCGTTGTCCAGGACAGCTGGATACACGACCGCTACGGTAGACTGCAGAAGATTGAGACGATCGTCTCGGAGAAACAGCCGGGTGCTTTCCTCCGGTCTTTGCCGTGCGTTGTGGGTTTGCCGGCTGACCGGAAGCCCGTGGACACGCGTATCGTCGAATGCGAATTGACGCACAAGCAGCGCGAGATATACGACAGCCTGCAATATGAGTTGATCACGGAGATCGAGGGCGGTTTGCTGGTGGCGTCTCTTCCGATTGTGAAGCTTGTGCGTCTGCGTCAGGTGGCGCTGGGCGAGCCGTGCATGGTGTACGACCCTGATATCGACATGGATAGGGTAATGTTCGACTCGGACTGCCGCTCCAGGAAACTCGACATGTTGAACGCGCTGATCGAGAAGCATCACCCTCGGGACAAGGTGTTGGTTTTCACGTCGAGCCAACGGTTCGCGAATGCTGTTGCACACAGGGTGTGTGCGAAGACAGCCCTGTACACGGGCGCGCAGTCGGCTAAGGCACGTAGTGAGGCGTTTGCAGGGTTCACAGCGGGGGATGTGCAGGTCTTGCTGTGCACTGTCGGCGCCGCGGCTGAGGGCCTGGACGGGCTGCAACGGGTGTGTCACGTGGAGGTGTGGCTGGACGAGGACCTGAACGGGATGCTGTGTGAGCAGGCGAAGGGCAGGTTGAACCGCATGGGCCAGCCCGCTGATCGGATCATCCGCTATTACTTCCAGGCGCGGGACACGATGGACGACGGAACGTTCCAGCGTCTCGCACAGCAAGCGGAGAACAATCGTTCAGTACTGAACAAGTGAGGTATATCACACAGTCCCCGGCTTGCACTGCCGGGGGCTGTGCGTGTACCGTGGAGGCACAAGCCGACCGAGAGAAAGGACCACATCATGACGATCACGGAGTTCATCGAAGACCTTGAGAAAGCTCGCGCCAAGTACGGCGACTTGAAGCTGTTCGTGGCACGGGGCTATCAGCTGTACCCGGTTGAGTCGCTCGACCTGTTTGATTGCCGCGTGGGGTACAACGAGCATTATGATGAGTTCTTCGAGTCGAACAATGCCGGGTTCGGTGCCGAAGAGGCTGTCGTTCTCGGTTAGACGAGAAAGGAGGAATGAAATGGACGACTATATCGAGGAGCAGTTGAAGGATAACTTCATATTGTTCGATAACTTGGACAAGAGGTATGCTTTCATCCCCGCACTTAAGAAGTGGTTGGACGTTAACGGTGCAGAATATTGCTTGGGGTTAGCAGATATTTGTAACCTTATGGACAACGATCTTCTATACTTCGCACCTGTCCCGTTCATCCAACACGTGTGGGGCCAGCGCGACACGCAGCGTGCCGCATTGGAACCGCACACCACGCTAAAATATAAGGATGGGCCGATCATCTTGCACAACACCGGCGACACACCTGCTGTCATCGAGTGCAAGCACATTATCAATTTCGCGATCAACAAAGGCTGGGAGCTTCAACTGGTATGAGGAATGACGAACTGCTGTCACTGTTCACGCCGCAGACGCGGCGCGACAAGCAGATCCGGGTGGGTGCATCGAACCTTTCCAACCCGTGTGCGCTGTGCCTGGCCGAGGACATCCTTCCGGGTATCAAGGACAAGAGCGGAGTGGCGCTCAAGCCTCGCGAGATGCGGGAGTCGAACTTCGTTATGGGGGCGCGGATTGGAACGGACATCCACCGCGGCTTGGAGTATTGGGCTAAGCGGCTCTTTCCCAAGTGGGAACTTGAACAGCGTTTCGAGCTCGGGCTCTACGAGAACTACGGGCTGATCAGGTCTACGGCCGACGCCTATGATCCGGAGGACGGGACGATCGTCGACTACAAAACGACCACCCGCTCCAAGCTGAAGGCCCTCAGCGCGGTGTTCGCGATGCACGGCGACGTTCCGGACGTGAGCGGGGACAGCGCAAAGGCGAAGTACATCGCCTACGTCGCACAGACACACCTCTACGCTCTCGGGAAAGAGCGCCGCGATGGCGAAGGAACTGTGCATAAGATCAAGGTCGTGTTCATTCCGAGGGACGCTTCTCAGGTGGCGGACGTGGAGATCTTCACGCTAGATTACAACCGGGATAAAGCGGAACGGGTGTGGGATCGCGGGCAGCACATCATCGATGCACTGTGCGACGGCTTCACCGACTTCCCCTCCTATCCGGGCTGCTACCGCTGCAACGTGTTGGCTGTCAAGAAGAACGATTGAGAAAGGCGGAGGTGTGCGGTGAAAGAACACGACGACATCATCGAGTATGGCTACATATCGGGACTCATCGAAAGCCTCGAAGCACGGAAGAAGGAACTCGCCGCAGCCATCAAACAACGCCTGCAGGTGGGCGAATCCAGCGTAGCCGGCCCGTACATCGTGACGAGAAGGGAGGTGCACCGTTTCGATATATCGAAAGCTGAAAAGGCTTTACCTGGAGATACGCTTCGACGTTGCTATGTTCAAAAGCTGGATCCGAAGAGAGTGAAGTCTTTGGCGACAGCTGAACAGTACTATCAGTGTCTTAAAGGCACGGATCAACTTCATATTCGACAGGAGAAAGGAGAAGACGAATGACCGACTTCGACATCGAATCATTCATTATCAAACCCGACGAGCTGAGCAAACCCGAGCAGATCCTCGTCTACTCCGACTACGGACAGGGGAAGACGACGTTCGCTGCTTCGGCCGCCAAGTTCGCACCCACCTCTCCCGTGTTGTACCTCGACCTCGAAGGCAGTACTACGGGCGTCACCCGCGATGTTCCGCCGGAGAACATTGACATCATCCGACCCAAGAACATGCCGATACCGAAAGGCATGTCCAAAGAGGAAGGATGGATCCACAACACCGACCAGATCCTCGTGGCCTTCCTCACAGGGAAGATGTCGCGTGAATACAAGACGATCGTCATCGATCCGCTCAACGTCTACAACGACTGGTGCGTAGACCACTTCGAGCGGAAAGAGATGTCCCAGCCGAACCCCAACAATTTCGCGATCTGGACGGAGGCTGCGAAGAAAACCACCGGATCGAACGGCATCTTCCCGCTTCTGAAAGACGCCGGGGTGCTGTCCATCCTCGTCGTCCACCAGAAGACCGACGACAAGGGCGTGGCCGACTTCGCCTGGCGGGGTTCCGGTTCACGCGCCAAGGTTGGACAGACGCCCGATGTAGTGATACATTTGTCCTTGGACACCGATCGGAGCACTGGGGAGTCGCACACGGAGGCGCAGATGTTCGCCTCCAGGACGATAGGGGCGAAGAACCGCTTCAACCTCCCCTCCTTCGTGGAGGATCTGACCATCGAGAAACTCTGGACGCTTTGCGACAACCACTGAGAGGAGAACATTATGGCACGCAAATCATCTTATAAGGCATTCAAACTCGACGACAACGAACTCAAATCAGCTCGTGGGGCCGACGGGCACTTCGCAGGACGCGGAGGAGCCATTAAAGTTCCGGCTCCGGGGGTCTATCGGGCTTTCATCTGCGACGTGGAGAGAGGAGAATACAAGTCGGCGGCTAACGCGGGACTGCCCCGTCTCGTCGTTGACCTGAAGATCCTCGAAGGACCCACCGACGAGTACGACGGGGTCGTCGTCAAAGACTTCAACGTCCCGCTCCAGCCGCATTGGAAGAACGGAAAGCTCAACTACAGCTTCCCGAACTTCTGGGAGGCCGTCGGCGCCTACGATCCCCGCGAGGGCTTCCTTATCCCCGAGGATGAGACGGAGCTGGTCGACCCCGACCAGACGGTGCTCATCAAGATCGGGAACCGCCACAACAACAAGGGGTACGTCAATGCGACGGTGGACTCCTACTACGTGGACGACGGCAAGCGGGAGCTCGAACAGCTCGGTGAACCCCTGAAACCCAAGGTTGTGAAGGACGAGCCCACTGCTACTGTCCAGTCGACACAGGACACGACGAGAACGTTCACCATCGGTTGATAAGAGAGGAGTAAGGAAAGGCCCCATAGCGGGCCTTTCCTGCTCTATAAGTCAGTTACGAGGAGAGGAGCTAATAATGGAAGCGATTGATTTTCTAGACACGATATACAAGGACATCAAGGGGTACGTCAACATTGTGACGATGGACCCCCTTGATGAGAAAGAGACTGTCAAGAGCCGGTTCATCGAGTGGCCGGAGAAGAGGGACTTCGCACATCGATACGTCTCGATGCGAGAGGACGAAAACACTTACTGCTCGGTGGGGGTGTTCACCGGAAAGAACCGTTCGGGCGACGACAAGGGTGCGCTGTGCGGCGTTGTGTGGGCAGAGGCGGACACCTGCCCCCCGAGTGAGTTCGCCGTCGAGCCGTCTCTGGTTGTGCGCACATCGAGGAGCCGTACGCATTGCTGGTGGGTCCTTGACAAGCCCTACCCGCTGGCCGAGTGCTCCGAGGTGGCACGTTCCATCTATCAAAAGCATCGCGACAAGGGCTGCGACAGCGGTTGGCAAGCGTCCAAACTGCTTCGGGTTCCCGGTTCGGTCAACACCAAGTACGGCGCTGACTACCCCGTCAAGATAGAAGAGAATACCGGCGCGGTCTACACGTTGGAAGAAATCAAGGACGTCTATCCGGTTGTGCGCCTTGAAGAGGCTAAAAAGGAAGGCGAGGAGCCCCCGGAGTGCGACGACGAGCAGCTGTGCGTCATCGAGGATAAGCTCACGTCCCCTTCCTTGAAGTCGATGTATCTCGACGAGATAGAGGACGGTCATCAGAGCTGGTCTCAGACCGCTAAGAGATTCCAGATGGAACTGTTCCGTGCCGGTCTCTCGGACAACGAGGTGTACCAGTTGATGCTCCGCGCACACTGCAACAAATACAACCCCGTCTATGCTGGGCGTAAAACCAAGGAAGGCCACTCGATCCCCAAGCGTGACAACTGGGAGCTGTGCACGTGGAGAGAGGTCGAGAAATTCAGTAAGGAATATAATGACAGTTTCACACATCTCGATGAGAACGGGATCGCTCTAGGGGACGAAAACTTCTCCAACGCCATTCGGGAGTACCAGACGGGAGAGATTCAGCTTCTTACGGATGAAGAAGTGAAGTTCGTCGAGGGTAAGGATAACCCGACGTTCCTTAAAGATTACATCGATTACGGCCGAACGGTGACGGATACGGCAGACGCCTACCATGCAGCCTTGGGTCTAGTGACGTTGGCTACGACGGTCGGCGCTTTCGGGGCCCTCGACACGACGGGGGACGACAATCAGGGTCTTCGCTTCTGGCCGCTTCTTCTCGGGCCGTCTGGCACTGCACACAAAACCACAGCAGTGAACGGCGCACAAGCCGTCATTGACCTGTGCGGGTCGCTAGTGGGACGAAGCAACAGCATCAAGGTGGCGAGTGACTCCACTATTCAAGCTATGAAACGAGACATTGCACCTTTCCACAACACGCCCACATATATGGCGCTTGATGAGGTGCAGGATAAATTCCGTGACATCATGGATGACCATGGGTCCTGGAAGGGGTTCGATGCTGGCTTGTGTAAGCTGTACAGCGGTGAAGTCGAGCTGACACGGCGTGTTACGTCAGTGAACATCGACAGCGCTAACGCGCATCTTAATGTTATCCTCACGGGTATATACGATGAGTCAATTGATGTTCTCGAAATGCGTAACTTTAAAAACGGGTTCCTCACTCGCTTCACATGGGTGACGTATCTTGAAGACGACGTGAAGAATAAGGACACTGACAACACCTCGAAGATAGCGGCGATGTTCAACAGCCGCCGAAAGTTCGGGAACAGTAAAGACCGAGACAAAAAGGCAATGGTACTCGCACACAGGCTGGCGGAGCGTATCACGCAATTGTCCCGTACTTGTTACGGATCCGACGACGTGCCTGAGGTTGAGAGGAAACTACAGGAACGAGAGGTCGATGCGAACCGCATACTCCTCGACGTAGACGATGAAGCGCTCGATCGATACAACACGTGGTGTATGAACCTTCAGCGCTTCGATATCGTGGAAGACAAGTCCTCCATCTTCGAGTCGGCTTTCCGGCGGCTATGCATCACAGTCCCGCAGGTGGCCGGACTATTCAGCCTCATGGACCGAGAAGACGGAGTCATCACCAAGACGCACATGTTGAACGCCATTTACTACTCCAACCACTGGGTCAGGTGTCTTCTTAAGGCCCTCAACGATGTGACGGAGAACGGTTACGTCAAGCAGCAGGACGCTGTCATGTCGTTCATTCGTTCGCGTTGTGATAAAGCGAATCACGCTATCCTGTGCACGAAGGTCCGGGACAAGTTCCCCGAGCTGGACGAGTGGCAGTACAAGAACATCATCTCTTCGCTGCGTGGTCGAGGTCTCATTTCCGGCCCCGTAGAAATCGAATACGTTCGAGGCAAAGGCAAGAATGCGAAGAAATCCAAGGGATGGTTCTACACGCTGGTGGTGGACGAATGAGGACTGTACGATTCCATCTGGCGTCCGGCGACGTCGAAGCGTTTAAAGAGCTGGCTGTGCGGGCCCGTAAAGAGCTCGGGCCTCTCACGTATGAACGGGTCGACGCAGAGGATAGTGCCGCTGTCTTCGACCTCGACCCGTGGGACGACTGCGGTATCGACATGGCTGTGCAGTACTTCGTGGGGGTTGTGCGACGCTACCTCCTCGATCACGGCGCCTGGTCTTCCCCGTTCGGCGGCCCGATATCGCGGATTCTCTTCCTCGACATCGAATCCCACGGCGTCGAGAAGCGCTGGTCCATGACGCCGAGGGATTTCTTCCGTCTCGGCCAGTACGCGTGGGGCGAAGGCCCCGTCGTCTTGACTGAGGACTATGACGAGGTCATCGCCGCCATCCGAGAAGCCGACGGCGTCGTGGTGCACAACGGCCACAATTTCGACCTATCGGTGTTGTTTGGTAGAGACAGCGACGAGCCGCTTCGAATGGCGATGGATCGTCGTATCATCGACACCATGGTTCTCGCCAATATCGCATACCCCGCCCCGTCCTTCTACGAGGACCGGGCGGGGCGCTCCGTCGCCACAGACCTCCGCCCTTCGAATGTGCGCAGATGGCTGTCCCTCGACAACCTCGCATACCAGATGGGTCTGGAAGGCAAAGTCATGGATCTGAAGGACCTCGCCAAGCAGTTCAACCCACCCGGCACTAAGGTCTCCGATCTCGACTTCGGATTGATACCCATCGACGATCCGGTGTTCCGCGAATATTCCGAGCAGGATGTGGTCGTGCTCAGAGGAATTTTCAAGGAGCTTCTAATGCGTCACGAAGTAAACGAGTACGACTGGCGTGAACAGTTGAAGGCGGCTATCAACGCGCAGATGTCGAGGAACGGGTTCCTCATAGATGAAGACAAAGTCTACGACAGGTTATACGCTTTGGCTGACAGAAAGGAGAAGCTACTCGACTATCTGCACAAGTCAGTGGGTATGCCACTCGATTCGAAGCAGCCGTGGCGGACGAACGTTGGAAAGCAGTGCATCATCGACGCCCTGGCTGCGTTCGGCGTAGACGAGCACACGCATCCTGAGTGGCCGCGCACACCGACCGGAGCCCTGCAGCTGTCCGGCAGCGTCGTACAGGACCTCCTGAGAGGCCACGGAAGCCACGCTGAGGCCTTCGGAAAGGTCCTGGGTGAACTACTGGGCCAGCGATCCCTTGCGCAGCTCACAATCGATTGTCTGCAGCCTGACGGCCGTGTGCACCCCGAGGTCGATGACCTGCAGCGCTCTGGTCGTTCTTCTACGACGAAGCCCGGTTTGACTGTGTGGACGGCACGTGGCGACAACGCAGTGGAGAAGTCCTACTTCGTCCCCGACCCTGGATGCAAGCTCGTCTCGTTCGACTACTCGAATGCGGATGCGAGGATCGTCGCAGGTTACGCGCAGGACCCCGCATATATGGAGAATTTCAAACCCGGCGCCGACCCGCATGAGATCACAGGCCGCGCCGTCTGGGGCGACGAAGAGTACGAGGCGCACATGCCTGAAGGCTGGGAGACCGATCCTGAGGCGCGAAAGCACAACCCGTACCGCCAGAAAGCCAAGGCGCTCTCGCACGCCTGGAACTATGGAGGCGGGGCGAAGACGATCGCCAAGGCTTCTGGACAACCGTTAGACATAGCGGAACACTTCGTCAAACAGATGGCGAAAGCCTATCCGCGGGTCGTCGAATGGCGTCAGGACTGTGCGGATCAGGGGGAGAACGGCTGGATCTACAACGCGTGGGGCAGGCGCATGAGCGTCAACGTCGAGCGGTCCTACACGCAGTCCTCGGCTCTCATGGGGCAGTCCGGGACGCGGGAGATCATGACCGACGCGCTTATCCGGATGCTGAAATGTGACGTTCGCCTCATTCACTGGCTTCGCGCGCAAATCCACGACGAGCTGATTTTCTCTATCCCCGAATCGGAGCTAGACTGGGCAGTGCCGAAAATCGCGGAGCTGATGTCCACAACGTGGAACGGGGTGGAGTTCACTGCCGCACACGGGCAACCTGCGAACGACTGGGAGCATGCCTCCCACTGATGAAAGGAGAAACGTATGACGAAAGCGACGCTGTACACGAAACCAGGATGTGTGCAATGCAAGATGACGAAGAAAGACCTGACGAAGAAAGGCATACCGTTCGACGAGGTTGACATCACCGAAGACCACGACGCACTGTCCTTTGTGCTAGGACTCGGTTATAAGCAGGCGCCGGTTGTGGTGATCGGCCAGACGCACTGGAGCGGGTTCCGCCCTGACATGGTCAGGAAGTTCGTTTGATGAACACAATTGACAGACAGTATGAGGTTCTTCTCGCAGACGTTCTGAAGCACGGGGTGGAGAAGAAGGATCGCACAGGGGTGGGGACGCTGTCCGTCTTCGGGCGGCAGATTCGATACGACCTGAGTAACGGCTTCCCTCGTATAACGACGAAGTTCGTTCCGATGAAAGCGGTGAAGGGCGAACTTCTGTGGTTTCTATCAGGCGACACGAATATCAAGTGGTTGAAAGACCATGGTATCACTATCTGGGACGAGTGGGCCGATGCAGATGGCAACCTCGGGCCCGTGTACGGACACCAGTGGCGCTCCTGGCCTGCACCGGATGGAAAGGGCATCGACCAAATCTACGAGGTCGTTGAGAGCTTGAAGGCCGATCCGGACTCCCGCCGGCATATCGTGTCGGCATGGAACGTCGGCGACTTGGACGCCATGGCTCTTGCACCGTGCCATGTTCTATTCCAGTTCTATGTAGCAGGCGGCAGGCTATCGTGTCAGCTGTATCAACGTAGTGCGGACTTGTTCTTGGGTGTGCCTTTCAATATAGCGTCGTATTCATTGTTGACGCACATGATCGCACAGCAAACAGGCTACGACGTAGGCGAGTTCATCTGGACGGGCGGAGACTGCCACGTATACAAGAACCACGTAGCGGCTGTGCGAGAACAACTCGTCCGCAACCCCTACCCGTTCCCCGAGCTAAGTCTCAAGAAGGCACCATCCATATTCGATTATCAGATGAGCGACATTTACGCCTCGGCAGGGTACAAACACCACCCCGCGATCCAGGCCCCGGTGGCGGTATAATCGAAGACCCATCGTAGAAAGGACGAGATTTTGACTGTTAACATCGACCCGATCTCCACAGTGGAAGAGTACGTGGAGCAGGCGGATTGGCGCGTCAACGCGAACGCGAACCAGGGCTACTCCGTCGGCGGCCTCATTCTCAACGCCGCCGGCAAGACGATCGCGAACTATTGGCTGTCGAAGGTGTACAGCGAAGAAGAAGGAGCCGCACACAGAAACGGCGACTACCATATCCACGACCTCGACATGCTCGCGGGCTATTGTGCGGGCTGGTCCCTCAGAAGGCTACTGGAAGAAGGCTTCAATGGCGTCGTAGGCGCTATCGCCTCCAACCCGCCCAGGCACTTCAGGTCAGCCTGCGGCCAGATCGTCAACTTCCTCGGCACGCTGCAGAACGAGTGGGCGGGGGCCCAGGCCTTCTCGTCCTTCGACACGTACATGGCGCCGTTCATCCGGCTCGACAAGCTGGACTATGCGGAAGTCAAGCAGTCCATGCAGGAGCTCATCTTCAACCTCAACGTCCCCAGCCGTTGGGGCAGTCAGTGCCCCTTCACGAACCTGACGTTCGATTGGACGTGCCCTGATGACATCAAGGACAACCATCCGCTTATCGGGGGTGAACTGTGCGACTTCACGTACGGGGACCTCCAGGCCGAGATGGACACGATCAACCGCGCCTACATCGAGGTCATGATGGAAGGCGACGCCGACGGCCGCGTCTTCACCTTCCCGATCCCGACCTACAACATGACGAAGGACTTCGACTGGGAGTCGGACAACGCCCGCGCCCTGTTCGATATGACCGCGAAGTACGGCCTGCCCTACTTCCAGAACTTCATCAACTCCGAGCTCGACCCGGGCATGATCCGCTCGATGTGCTGCCGCCTCCAGCTCGACCTGCGCGAGCTCCTGAAGCGGGGCAACGGTTTGTTCGGCTCGGCCGAGCTCACGGGCTCCATAGGCGTCGTCACCGTGAATGCCGCAAGGCTCGGATATCAGTATGCCGGGGACGAAGACGCGCTCTATGAGAGGCTTGACCACCTCATGGACCTGGCCTCGTCCACGCTTGAGAAGAAGCGGATTAAGATCACCGAGCTGATGGAGCGAGGCCTTTTCCCTTACAGCAAGCGCTACCTGGGAGGACTTGGCAACCACTTCTCCACGATCGGCGTCAACGGCGTCAACGAAGCCATCCGCAACTTCACACATGACAGAGAGGACATCACTACCGAGTGGGGCCACGGTTTCGCCAAGAAGCTCCTCGCACACATGAGAGAGCGCCTCGTCCAGTATCAGGAGAAGACCGGTAACCTGTACAACCTGGAAGCAACCCCCGCGGAGGGCACCACATACAGGTTCGCCAAGGAAGACCGTAAACGGTTCTCTAACATCATCCAGGCCGGCACGGACAAGAACCCCTACTACACGAACTCTTCTCAGCTGCCTGTGTCGCACACGCAGGACGCCTTCCAGGCCCTGGAGGAACAAGCCGACTTGCAGTCGATGTACACGGGCGGCACCGTCCTGCACCTGTACATGAATGAGAAGATCTCGTCCGGCGCTGTGTGCGCCAAGCTCGTCAAGAGGGCGCTAACCAACTTCCACCTGCCGTACATAACCATCACCCCCACGTTCTCAATCTGCCCAAACCACGGCTATCTTGCTGGTGAGCATTTCGCGTGCGAGAGGTGCGGAGAGGCGTGTGAGGTGTGGACGCGCGTCATGGGTTACTTCAGACCTGTGCAGTCTTTCAACATCGGCAAGAAAGGCGAGTACGCCGAGCGGACGTGCTTCACTGAGAAGGAGAGCGTGAAGGCGTGAGCGAAAGCAACGACCTTCAAGTGGCCGGGCTGGTGCCGCTGTCGTCAGTGGACTGGCCCGGCCGGCTCGTAGCCACAGTGTTCTGCCAGGGCTGCCCGCTCAGGTGCCCCTATTGTCAGAACTCGGCCATCCTCGATAACCGCACGCCGGGCGCCATCGCCTGGTCTGAAATTGAGGGTTTCCTCCAGCGGCGCGTCGGGCTGCTCGACGGCGTCGTCTTCACAGGTGGAGAGGCACTGCGCCAGGAGGCTGTAATCCCGGCAGCCGAAGAAGTCGCCGAGCTCGGCTTCGGCGCAGGTGTCCACACGTCTGGTATGTTTCCGGACCGGCTGGAGCGCATGATGCACGTCGTCGACTGGGTCGGACTCGACGTTAAAGCTCGCCCCGAGGACTACAAGAAAGCCGTCGGTGTGCGAGGCGATAAGGTGTGGCATACCCTTGACCTCGTGCTGGAGTCCGGCGTCGACTACGAGGTACGCACAACCGTTTACCCCGAGTCACTCATCGACTACCACTTCGAGGACCTCGTCTCCCAGTTGAAGTTGGCCGGCGTGAAGAAATTCGCCTTGCAGGAGGCCCGGACGGAGGGCACGTCGGTCGCCTTCCAGTTGATGGCTGCCTCGTGGGACAGGAAGCGCTGGGAAAGGCGCCGACGTGAGTTGGTTGAATGCGTCCAGTCGGCCGGCTTCGACCGCTACATTCTCAGGCTCGCATAAGTGACGGACGACACATGCAGGGGTGTTGACGGGGTTGGCTCCTTTCGCTACCATGGAGACATGGAGAAAGAAAGGAGTCAACCCCATGACACAGACGAACACCCTCAACGAGACACAGCTCATCATATGCGTCCTCTTCATCGGCGCCATTGCACACCTCGTCGCCTATCAAATCTGGGCGACAAGAGGCGACCGAGGGATTGAAAACTACGACACGCGCATCCGCCCCTTCATGTGGACCGTCTGGGCCTGGCCGTTCCATTACGGTGTGTTCGCCTGTCTACTGATCGACTACCTGTGGGGTAATAAAGCGAAGGAAAGGAGATACTATGAATATCTGGGTCGTTATTATGCTGCTGGCATAGGCTGTGGCTATAGCGCTGCTGGACTGGCAGCTCCGCAGGTCGGCGAAGAGGCTGAACGAGGCGATACGGGAAGCGAGGAGCATTGCTATTACCACCCGGCCACGCGGTCATTCGTCGACGGCGGCTACTGGGGCTACGCACAGCAGTACCACGGGCTCTGAAGTCGAGGCATATGAGAAATGACGACGCTACTGGCTATCGACCCCTGCGGGGTCGGAGGGACAACCGGCATCGTTCTCCTCGGTTACGGGGAAGACAAGCCGGCAAGGCTCCTCAACTCGTGGAACCCCGGCACCGATGAGACCTACGATTGGTTCTACAAGCGGATGTTCGACCGCATGGTTCAACCTGATGTTGTGGTGTGCGAGAAGTACGTCAACCGTAACATCCCAGGAGCCGATATCAACCCTGTTCGCGTTGAGGGGGTCGTTCACGTCTTCGGTCGAGTCCTTGGGAGAGAGATTGTGTGGCGCACACCGCAACAGCGGCTGTTCGTCCGCGACGAGAACCTCCGAAAGCTCGGTCTCCTATTCGAGAAGGTCGAGGACCACCACCACGACAGGCGAGAGGCCGCACGGCACGCTATAGCCTATCTGGTTGAGCGAGCACACCACAAACCAACATATGAGAGAGGATGGAAATGAAGATAGGGTCGCTTTTCACAGGTATCGGTGGGTTGGAGCTCGGTGTATTCAACACAGTGACATCCATTGTCCCGTATGACAACAATATCGAGTGGATAGCAGAGACTGACGGGAATGCGCTGAAGATACTCGAACATTGGAGCGAAGACGAAGTGAGGGCTTCCTATGGGGCAGCCATCGAGCGGTGGGAGCAAACACTCGGTCGCAAGGCCCCTCTGCTGACGAAGCCTAAAGGAGTGCTTAATATAGAATTCATCGAATGGATGATGGGCTTCCCGAAGGGTTGGGTGACCGATGTGGACGACGTGTCTCGCACCGCGAAACTGGCTGCCCTCGGCAACGCATGCACACCCCAACAGGCGTCTGAAGCCTTCTACCATGGTCTCATGCAACTAACGAGAGAAAGGACCAATTGATGATCAAGAAGTGGAACACCGCGAGGTGGATCAGGAAATACTGCTACGACAACGAGGCGCTGCACGTCGAAGACTGCTTCGAGCTGGCCGTGCGCCTAGGAAAGGCCGGCATCGGCCCGGTCTTCGAGTGGGATGAGGACTACCCGTTCTCACCACACCCGTGGAATGGCCAAGGCAACGGCTCGCACACGTTCTTCGACGTGTTGTTCAGCATTATCGGCCCGAGCTGGCTGTACACACCGCATACTGAACTTTACTGGTGGTGGAGACGATATAGGGAAGGTGAGTAGGAAGAAGCCCCCGCCTAAGCGGGGGCTTCTTCTATGTTCCTTGGCGGTGCGTTAACCGAGGGCCACCCAGCTGACGTGTACATTCGAGTCGACAGGCCACGGCCAGTTACAAGCGGCGGCGACGCCGAACTGTTTCTTATCCACCGGAAACGCGATGATGTTGTGCGTTATGGCATCCGTGACCTGGCAAAGGAGTGAACGCGGTACACGGTCGAGCTCCTCCGGGAAGGGGACGGTGAACGATTTGATCTTGTGCTGCTCCCACCTCTGATAGCCGGTTTCGAATACGCCGGCTGCGAGAACCGCCATCTGTGCGCTGAAATAGGTGAACCCCGACCCGTCGTGCTGAAGCTGTATACGGTCGTTCAGGATGTTGAAGATGATGGGCTCGTCGGCCGTTCCCTCCACGCCTTGGCGCTTCAGCTCGTCTACCTTGTTTTGTGCGTCCCACCGCGTTTTCACCGGATAGATGACCTGCTTGCGTATTTTTCCGATGACATTGGATACAGAGGATGAGATCGTGTTGAATAAACCCTGCAGGGGTTTGACGGGGTCCGTGCCCTCGATATGCGCGATTCCATTGCTGTCCGTTGTAGCCATGTTTCCTCTCCTTACGTGTTAGGCTGATTGGACTCCATTACCAGTATAGTGCCGTTGAAATAGTTGTAGAACTCCTTGTGCGGGTTGCTCGTCAACCTATTTTCCCCGATAAGACGAAAAACCACTTGCGTGACGCGGGGGACCGTCATGTTGAAGAACGCATAGAGATCGTAGAAGCCCGGGTTTATCTCTCCGTTGAACATACCCGGCATCTGCGAGACGTAGTATTCCTCGAACTTTGTCTGCGTTCCGCTCACTGGGGTCCAAGCGGTTCGAATGATAAGCTGCATCTTCGACCGAAAAGCGTCGGAGGCACCTGTGTTCACATATCGTCCACTACCGAAGAAAAAGAAGTTAAGGTACCCCTTTCCATTCTCCGGGTAGTTAAGGACATTCTCCGACAGCAACACCTCATTGGAGTTAGGCCCGAGCTGTCGTAAATCACCCGTGAGGGATCGGAATGACAGCTTGTTGTTGGTGTTGTCTATGTTGTTCATCAGGCCGTTCAGCGAGTTGCGCACACCACCGATCCCTAAGCTGTTGAGGCCTGAGTTGATGGATGAGATCTCATCCTGCACCCACGAACCCCATGTGTCGCCGGCGCCGAGGTTCTTATTTGGTATCATTCCGGCTTGTACTCCTTGTGCGGTTGATTGAACTGGAACACGTTGTAGATCGTCTTAGGGATCTTATCCTCATAGTCGGCCAAGGTCGTGCCCGTATTGAGGGTGTTGGAGAATTCGTCGCAGGTGGTCCGCGACGTAGCCGTCACCGTGATCTCCTGATTGTTCATGTCGACGTGCGTCGTCATGAACCGATCCCCGCCGTAGTCGAAGGCCGACCCGGACGTCAGAAACAGGTCATTACCCGTGGTGGATGGTGTGCGCGACTCCAGGTTAGGCGACGTGAGTGTGATCGTCGGGATTGACCCTGACTTCTCCCACACAGCCCGGAGGCTGTTATCGATCGCCAGAGACGGCGTATTGATCAACGGGTTGTTGATCTGCTCCTCGTCGCTACCCAGTGAGGACGATCCCGTGTGCGTGACATACGTGTCCTCCGGACCCATCACCAGTCCTGTGCCACGGAAACGCAGCGAGTTGTAGTAGTTAGACGGCCCCGAGGATGCAGCGATGCGGAAGGGCGAGTAGTCGGACGTCACCATCCCGCGCACAGTCACAATGATCTGGTTGTGGTTCTTCGGGTCTAGACGCACAGAGAGGCTACCACCCTGCCCCAGCCACTGGGATGCCGTAATCGGGAGCCCGTCATTACCGGACACGCAGTAAGCCGTGTACTCCAGACCGGACGTGTCCTTCGCCGGGATGTAGTCTTTACACTGGGTCACCCACGGCGTCATAGCCTCGATCACGTAGGCGTCGAGCGTGATCGTCTGCTCCACGGTCTTCCGAGCGTCCACCTGGATGATCGTGTCTCTCGACTCTTTACTCAACGGCAAATACTCGTTGTAGGCGTAACGCATTGGCCGGTATGTCGTCTTCACGGTCTTAGTGGACTGTGCGAGATCCACGCTGTAGCTCATACCCGTCACGTTGTTCATGCGTTCCTTCAGGAAGTTATTGTCGCGAAGGAACAGCAGGTTCGAGTTTTGTCGGAGCATATACACGTTGTGAACCGCACACAGAGTGTTCAAATAATCCCACACGTTGAACGATCCGCCCGGAGCCATGATGATCGGGTTGTATTGGTCGGACTTGATGAAACCGTCCACATACACCTTGTCGTAGTCGCACAGCTTGAACAGCTCGACGACAACATTCCGGAAATTATTGTACTGTGTAGGGACGACCTTTACCTGCTTGAGCTTATAACACAAGTCGTCGACGGTCACGGTGTTCGTCGAGTAGTTAGAGGTGAACGTTCGCACATCACCCCGGAACTCGTACACGCTTGACACAGGGTGCTTGTTCGTCCACGTCGTCGACACGTCCGCCGGCTTGAAGAACCTGTCCGTCAACGTCATCACGGGGTAGCCCTTAGTTCCGCCCGGTACGCTGTATGACATGCGGTCCCACTGTGCGGAGAAGCTCTCCAGCGAACGGTCAGTCCTGTATTCGAAAGGCTCCGGCGCGATACTCACAGCAACACCTTCTCAGTGAACGAAGCGGTCACAGCCACCTCGTACCCGTCGATAGCCGCACTGTACTCCTGTATCGAATACGGCTCCTTCTGCTGCAACGCACCATAACCCATACCGGGAAGGAACGGACCGTGGTTATCCGGCACGTCGTTTATCGTCTTCACGCGATCTGCAGGATAGGCCCTCAAACATATACTGGATATCCGAGAGCTCGCCCACATTTGAAGCTCGCCCCACGGGTTGTTGATGTTGTTCGCCGGGACCATCGTCGTCACGTAGCGGCCGTCGAACTCGCTGACTGCCGTGACAGCCGTCTCGTTGATCTGCACTGTCCCATCCCCACGGCATCCGGCCCACAGGTTGTAGCCCTCCGGCCAATGTATCTTCTGTCCGATCTGCCATATCCACGCGGGGTTCCACGACATCGCCGGAGCTCCGTTGTATGTGCCGGGTGTTGCCACATGGGGTATATCATCCGTGAAAACAGTAGCGTTAGGCGTGTAGTGAGACATGAACAGCGGCAGGAGGTTCGTCTTCATCGCCAACGGGTCCACGTAGTAAAGCAGCTCATTCGTGGACAGAAGATATAGCAGGGCCGCGTGCTCCGCCACCGTGTTGGCTGCCCACGTGAGCGTGAACTCCCTGTGCGTCAACGCGGACCGTTTGGCGAAACCGTCACCCCGCAGCGTCGTGGCATTATAGTTGAAACCCACGCTGTTGCTCTGGAAGTTCGCTACGGGCGCGTCGATCCAGCGCATGTCGTTCAGCGTGCCGAACCACACTTTGGGTCGTTTAGGCATTCCTATGCTCCTCTCCTCGATGCCATGGCATTAGAGCCGTTGACCATCCCCACTATAGCATTGCCGTCTATCACCGTCGGCTTGTTGACAGCGCTCACCAGAATGTGCCTGTCCGTTCCGGACAGCTCGACGAGGATCGGGCCCCCGCCGAACCCGCTGCCTCCAGCACCGGAAGACGCAGCCGAGGCACCCGAGGCAGCGGCCCTCCCAGAGTTGACGGCCTCTAGGAAGCCATACCCGACAGTCTGTGCTGCTTGGCGGTTGATGACGAACTCGCCGGGCGTCAACATGGCCGGGACTGTGTCCGTGGACTGCTTGCCTCCGCTGTAGGACGAACCGCCGACCTTGCCACCGGTCGAGAACCCCCACGCCTGGTTGAAGCCGAACATGAACTGGCCGACCGACAGGCTGCGCAGGTCCCGCACACGATTACACAAGTTGATGGCGTCCGTCGCAGCCTGGTTCATCGAGAATCCCGCCTGCTGTGCACTACTGATGATGCCGCTGAAAGCGCCATAGCCAGCCTCACGGATACCGTTGACCGCATACGTCATCCAGTTCGCCTTATCGCCAGCCACGTTCAACGAGTAAGCCGACCCGTGAGCCTGTTGCCCCATGTTGTTCATCCCATGTGCGGCTGTGTTGGCCGACCCGGCGGCCTTCCACATCTCCGCGCCCACATTGCCTGCGATTTGCCCGAGCTGCTGGAACGTGGCAGCCGCCTGGTCAGCGGCGCCGCCAACCCCGCCTCCACCAAGCGCACCGCCCAGCCCGGAGGCGTCGTTCCCGGTGTTGTTCAAAGCGTGGCCGAGCTTATCGGCGGAGTCCTTGTTGTCATCCATCGATTGCTGAGACTTGCGGTTCTTCGCCTCAAGGTCAGACAGCGCACGCAGAGCCGGGTCCGCATTCACGCCCACCGTGAAATTCCTCGGCACACCGTTGATGACCTTCGACAGGTCCGTGAACGTCGCAGCATACCGCTCGGTCTCCGCACGGGAATAACCCATCGACGTCATGTTGTTGATGAACTCCGCACGCAAAGCAGAAGCGTAAGCCAACACCTGCTGCTGGCTGGCGCCAGTGTTGGCGTAAGCCAAGATCTGCTTCTGGTAGGCCTCGACGAGCGACAGCACGTTGCCGCGCTGCTCCCGAGCGGCATCCGAGAAGCCGACAAGGTCGCGCCGGGCTTTCGCCTGTGCGTCGGAGAGCTTCTGCATCGCCTCGTACAGCTTCTGGTAGTTTCCGGCCTGGTCGCCCTCGGCGTTCTTCCGGTCGGTGCGATTCTTCTGCTGGGCTGCGGCGTTCTTCTGCAGCTCGGCGCGGATGTCGTCGGCTCGCAGCGTATCGCCGTAGTCGACGGCCACCTTCAACTGGAAGGTCAGTTTGTTACGATCCGACTGGAGTTTCGACAGCTCGGCGTCCAGCTCGGCGATCTTGTTCCGGGTGTCTTCGATTGACTTGTTGGCGTCACCGATCTCCTTGTTCGCAGACTGCGCGTCCTTCGCCGCAGACTCGAAATAGGATTTGATCGTCTTGAATGACTTCGCCGTCTCGTCCAGTGACTTCGGAAATTCCCAGCGGAAGTGGAAGGCAGCGTTCGCCACAGACGACAACTCGCTGATGTAGTCGGTGAAGGTCTTGATCTCCTTCGCCGCCTCTTTGATCTTCTTGCCTGCCTTCTTCGCACGGTCCCCGAGTTTCCTCGTCCTGTGCCTGGCCTTCTTGGCGTGCTTGGCGGCGTTCCTGGCGCCCCTCGCGAAACCCTGGTCGAGAGCCTTTCCGAGGTCCTTGATCGACGGCAGTGCAGCCGTAGACGATTTGCCGAGACCCTGAAGCGAAGCAGACGCCTCCTTCGAGAAGTCCTTGCCCGTGGCGATACTCGCGGCGATCATGCCGATCGCCTGTCCCGCCTTCTGTGCGAGCGCAGCAGCCTTCGTTATCTGGTTAGCCGACTGCGTGGCTTTATTGGCCACTGCGTGAAGCCTCTGCTCCACCCGCTCAAGAACCTGCACAGAGCCGACGCCGTGGCTGCGCAGCAGTTGCATGATCTGCTGGATGTACGCGTTCATCACCCCGGCGTCGCCGCCGGATGCCTCAGCCGCTTGGCGCACAACAGCGTAGAGGGCCTTCAGGTTGGCCCTGCCAGCCTCCGAGAACTCGTCGAAGTTCATGCCGTTCTTGTACAGGCTCTCACCAAGGTTAGCGACGGCGTCTTCTAGGTTGACGAACGCCTCATCGCCGGACATGGCGGAGTCGACAACCTTCTTGAGCTCCTTGGCCGCCTTATCGGCTTTCTCGCCCATCTCATCCATCTCGTCTCCGGCGTCTGCCGCGTCGCCTTTCAGGCCCTTCAGGGTTTGCGATGCCAGGTCGGACTCGTTGCGCACACCGTCGAAAGCCTTGTGCGCATTGTCGTCGATCTTCTGCAGCGTCTCGATGATGGCCTTGCCGTCAATGAAGTTGATCTTTCCGGACGCTATCATCTCCTGAATCTTGGCTTTGAAGGAGTCGATGTACTGACTGGACCTCTGGGTGCTGCGCTCGATGTCGTCGGCCAGGAATCCGAATCCCTTGTTCCGGAACTCTTCAGCCATCTTCTTCTGAGAGTCGGTCATCTCCGAGTTGCCCTGCGTGACGAGCTTCGAGTACTCTTGCACGGAGAAGCCCAGCTGTCGGAGCGTACCCAGTTGGTCGTCGGCGAACTGCTTGAAGCCCGTGTTGCCGGCTATCTGCTCCGCCATCTTCTTCAGCGAGTTCTCGCCGATCGCATACGTCTGCTTGTCTATCTCCTCCGTGGACTGCCCTGTCTTCTGCGCGAGGAGCTCCTGCGCCTGAGCCATCGCCTTTGTCTGAGCGTTCGCATCCGAGGTGGAGAACAGTTGAGAAGACACAGACTCTCCGGCCTTGTTGGTCGCCTTCGCAAACACGTAGGCGGCGCTACCGCCCTCTTGGAAAGCCTTCGTGTCCTGCATCACAGACTGCGCGAGGTCGGCTTGTGCCTGCTCCAAGGCTTTCGCCTCTGCTCGGGCCTGCTCAGAGCGGCGAGTCCAACCCTCGGTGAGTTTAGACAGCCCCGTGAAGAATAGGGAGATGCCTGCCCCCGCGGCGAGACCCTTGAAGGCGCTCATAAGCCCTGAGGTGGCCTTGGCAGCATTCCCGATTGAACCTGCCGCGTCAGCCGCTCCACCCGACGCAGCCCCGGCAGCAGACCGAGACGCCGCCGCCTGGCCGGCGGCCCGCTGAGATGCGGCAGCCGACTGGGCGGCGCCAGCGTTCTTATAGAGGGCGCCCGTCTGCTCGTTGACGGACACCGTGGACAACTTGTAGAGTTTAACCGTCTCGGCGAGGGCGGACAGGAGGGAGCGGATCGATGTGATCGGGTGCTGCATCGCGATGCCCATCGACCGCTGCGCCGTCGTCAACGCGTAGGCTCCGCCGAGCACAAGGGCCTGCTTCGCATAGTACCCGGCCAGGATCCCACCGGCCGTCAGGAAGGCGCCGGCCAGTTTGGCGATCCACTGTGCGGCGGGGTTCTGCACGAGGTTCGCGAGGACTTGAACGAGACCCGTGAGGGACCCTAGCATGTCGCCGATGCCGGAGTTCGTAGACCTGCCGATTTCGGCCTTCAGATTCGACCAGGCATTCTTCAACATCTCCAGCTTGCCGGCCGTGGTGGATGCTATCTGGTTGTACTGGTCATTGAGCGTCTTCGAGTCGTTGTACCCCGATTCGGCGTCGCGCATCGTCTGTTCAAGTGTCTTGTGCGCCTCGGCCAAACGGAGGATCGTCGGGACGTCACGGGACGCTTTGATGCCCAGATCTTTGAGCACACCGATAGCCCCCTGCCCCTGATTCTTCAGCCCGGCGATGAACTTGACGAAGATGTCAGAGAACTTCGACGTGCCCCACGCAGACTGGACCTCCTGTGCGGAAACCCCGGCTACCTTCGCGAACAGGTTGAGTTCGTCACCGCCACCCCTAATGGCTTTTTGCATCTGGGTGAACATACGCGTGACGACACCGCGAGAGAGTTCGGGTGCCACGCCGATCGATGCCAACGCGCCTGATAAGCCGACCACCTGATACTCGGTGAGGCCTGCGAACTTGCCCATAGCGGAGATCTGCGTCGATGTGTTGGCGATCTGCGACTCGGTGGCAGCAGAGTTGACGCCGACCTTCAGGATCGAAGAGGCGATGTTGTCGAAGTTCTGGCCGGTCGTGCCCATGATCGTCTGGAATCGTGCGATCGTCTCGCCGGACTTGTCGAGCGACAGGTCGGTGGTGGCTGACAGCTTTGCGACCGTCTCGGTGAAGTCGGTTATGGACTCTTTAGCGACGCCGAGCTGTCCGCCGAGGGCGGCGATGTTCGACAGGTCCTTGAAGTTCGTTGTCGTGACGGAGGCGGCCATCTGTTCGAGTTTGCCGCGTAGCTCGTCCGCCGACTTGCCTGCGATGTCGTTGGTCCGCTTCACCTGTGCGAAGGCCGACTCGTACTCCATCGACTCTTTAACGACCGTGGAGAAGGCTCCGAAGGCGGTCTTCGAGATGTTCTGCATGACGGCGGCCACGTCGTAGAGGGCGTAGCGCATGTTGGAGATACGCGACTTCGCCTCTTCCGCGGCTTTACCGGCTCGGTCAAAGCCTTCTCCGGCCTCCCTGCCGCCACGCCCAGCGCCGTCCAGGCCTTTGCCGATGTCGGCGCCGACGACCTTGCCTTTGATGTTGTCGAGGGCTTGTGCGATAGTGTTGATGGATTCCGCAGCCTCGTGGAGTTCAGACGTGCCCTGCACGTTGAACTCGATAGTCTGCTTAATATCAGGCATCACTCACTCCTGTTGTAGTAGTCCATCCTCGTGGGCAGGTCTCGCTCCGCATAGTCTGGCATGTACGGAGTCATCACAGTGTCCTTGCCCCATTTCTGCTTCTCCTCATAGGGAGGCGGGTCGGTGGCGCGGTGTGTGCTGGTCCAATCATGCATCATCCTTGCTTTAGTAGCATAGCACGTTCTGTCTTCCGCACGCCATGCTATATCAGGATCCGTCGAATGACACAACCAGATAGGGTTACCACACCTTTGGCACGTCTCGTCCTTAACCGTCTTATAAGCCAACACAAGCTTATAGTCCAACTCCGTCCAATGCCCGAAAGGGTCAGGCTGATTATAGATGACGGCGGTGGGCCTCATGTGCAGGTCCACCGCCGTCCTAACCATCGATAGAGCGCCGCTCCCCCCTTTTTCTTGGAGGGCGTCTATCAGAAATCCACCGTCACCGCGTTGTCGTAATCCGCAGAGGCACCGAGGAGGTTCATCGCAGTCACAAGCAAACCCAGATACTGCTCACCAGGCAGAGCATTCAGGATCTTCCTGATCTCCTCCGAGTTGAACCTCCGTTCATCCACGTTTCCTTCGGCATCCTCGATCTTGTACAGCGTCTTCGACAGAAGCGCCAGGTAGGCCTCCGACACACGTTTCGCCTTGTTCTTCGTCTTATCCGCGCTCTCGATGCCGAGCATCAGCTCTTCGCGCACATCGGCAGTCACCGACTGGAGGTGGAACGTCAGCTTCGATGCGTCGCGCCTCTTCACCGCCTCCTTGATTTCGTCCGCATCAGCCTGTTCTTTGATCAGCCGCTCCACGTCCTGCACTGCTTCGGCGTCCAGGTACACGACCTTCTTCGCCTTCGGCGCGTTCGAACGGGACAGGACCTCGAAAATATCCATAACTTGAATTCCTCTCTACTAGGCGTTAGGGTAACGTCATAAACAAGAATAGCACAGGGCGGAGAGGAGACGCCCTGTGCTATTCAGTATGGTGTGCGCGTTATGCCACCGTCACCTTGACGGTCACATTCGCACAAGCGGGATGGCTGACAATGACGTCAGCGCTGCCCGTCTTCAAGCCAGTCACCACGCCGAGCGGGCTCACCGTGACAGTCGACGTGTCCTTCGACAGGTAAGAACACACGGAACGCGCCTGGTGGCCGTGGATCTTCGGCAGGATCGGCCGGTGTTCATTCAAGGAGACAGTGAGCGCCTCCGTGTCGGTGATCGCCGTCGTGCTGTCCTTGAAGATACCGTTAACAGCCAACTGGCCCTGCTGCAGGAACGACACCGTGTACCGGGTCGGATTGTCGCCCTCCAGCGTGTTCTTGTACGTCGACTCGATCATGAGGAACGCGCAGTACCACTGGCCAGCCGCAATAGGGTCACGGCCCTTCAAGACACCGCGCACAACCAAAACCAGGTCAACGCGGGTCTTCTTGAACATGTTCCACGCCTTCGCGTAGATCGAGTTCACATCGTCGGGGTTCGTCGGGTAGTACATGGTGAGCGAGCCTTCGTACTGTGCGGCGCCACGAGAAGACGAACCCGCAGCGTCGAGCAGGGACAGAGACGACTGTTCCTTCGACGCCTTCGCAGCCGGGATAGTCGTGTCATCCCAGTTGATCGCATCACCGATAGCAACTGCAGAGTTCATTTCCTCTACGGTGATGCAGTTGATGTCCTTCACGGACGCCTTGGGCAGAACCCAGACGTTGACGTGTTCGTTGGAGAGTACTTTCTTATCCATTATGCAGCCACCTTCTCGTTGAGGACGAACGCGCCGTTCTGCAGGAAGTTCGGCTCGTACTTGATGAAGCCGTTCGACTCGTACCCATCGACCGGGTAGTCAGTCTGGAAGCGGTAGATGCTGAACACATCCCCCACTTCGAACGGCTTGTTCGGGCGCTTACCGATACGCTCCACGATGAACAGCGTGATGTCAGGCTTCATCGTGATGTCACGGATCATGTTGAACACACCCTGGTCGTCCACGCTTTCGTCTCGGAGGGCCGTGAACTTGCCCTCATACTTAGCGAGGGTAGGGTTCTCCACTTCGGAGATGTCGCAAATCGTCCGGGTCGTATCAGTGTCCGGATCGGTCTCACCGAGCGAATATCCGTCCAGAATCGCACACGACACATTGAACACCAGGTTACGCGGGTTGTCGGTCGCGCTGAACTGCGCGTTGAGTTCCGCCGCCGTAGGATGCTGCCAGTCAGCGAACGCTTCAGGAGCGGCGAAGAGAATAGTCACGTTGCCGCGAAGCATACGAACTTCGTTAGCCACTGTGCTTCCCCCTTTTCTCGTTGTCGTTGTCAATGAAACAGTCGCTACAAGGCTCTTCCTCGGTTACCGGCACCAGCGTACCGAAAAACTGAGCGAAGTCATCCGGGTACGTACCGATGTCCCCGGTGTTCATGTCTTTGTAGAGGCCCATATACACCATCCTATCAAATGCGGTTTTTGAGGTTCGTGATGAAGGAGCAGTACAGCTCGTAGCCGCACTGCACCACTTTGTGGTTCGTCCCGGCATAGTTCAAGCCCTGACCGCCGTGCACGGTGATTCCCCCACTGTTGTCAGGCTCGAAACCGACCAGACCCCATAGAATCCTCTCTCCTATCTCCCGTGCATGCTGTGCGGTTATGGCCCGCACATGGCACAGGAAAAACACCCGGTAGCCATCGTTCAGTTGGGAGACGATGCTCGTTGCCTGGCTGATGTGCGACGGAGTGCCGAACACAACTGCGATATACGGCATCTTCTGTCCTTCGTCGAAGTCGGGCAGGGCCACTTCTTCGAACACGCGATTAGCCGGCACCTCAGAGAGCTCGCGGACCTTCGCCATCACGTCATCGATGTATTTAGACATGCGTCACCTGCCCCACTTCCAGATGCGGCGAGTCTCCGTATAGACCTCTTTACTGGTCTTCTCGGCGAGCTTCACCTGCTTCTCCACCTTCTCCAGTGCCTTCATGCCCCACACTCTATCATCGCCGTATTCCTGGCCGAGGATATAGTCGTGGTCCCAGCCGCCGTCGAACTTGTTGGACCCCTCGATCCATCCGTACTCGACAGTGACGTTGTCCGGGACGATGACGCTTACGCTGTCGTGCATGTGCCCCGTCCAGATACGACCGATCTTGCCAGGCACAAGAGCCGACGGGGTCTTCTCAATCGTGTCCTGCAACGCCGGCGGTATTTCCTCCGACAGTTTGTCGATGACATTTGCGAACAAGTCATATTCCCTGAAGTCCTGGATGCGTTTAGCGTACTTCGTAAACTTGTTCGCCCCAATCTTCGTGCGGATCTTCATGGTTACGCCTCCGCCTTGTTCATCGGCGTGTTGCAGATGATCGTCCGCTCGAACGACTGCGATGCATCCACCAAGGACGCCACCGTCATCAGGTAGCCCACCATGTGCGGTGTATCTTGGGTCTTTACGACTTTGATACGTGCAGCCATCGGGATGTTCAGCGACATCGTCGATCGTGGAAGCTGAACTCGTACGCGGTTAGTCGTCTGGGGAGCGATCTGGTCGTTCGCTACCTCAGGTTGGCGTATCGGCTGTATACGCGCTTTCCCAGAATATACGACTGAGCCATAATCATAGCTGTCAGTCTTAGCGTCATATTTGATGTTCTTGCCATCATAGATAGTCACCTCGTCGACCATATAGCGTTCAACGCGTTTAGCCGCCATCGCCAGACGGCCCTCAGCTATACCGGCCAAGGAACTCCCTCGCTCTCTCGAACACGTCGTCACCTCTCATCGGAACGAGCACAAGCCCCTCGCCGTTCTCTAGTGCGTCCCCCTGTGCGTCGTACTTATCAGCCAGGGCGAGGAGGGCGTCGATGTTCTTGTCGCCGCCGGACAGCGTGAAGTCGTCGGCCTTGACGTTCTCGACCCCACCCTCCGATACGAGTTTCGCAGCATAGGCGCGCAGGGCGGCCGCAGCGGCCTTGAACACGTTCGTGTACAACCCGCACAGCCGTTCGAGAAGCTTAGGGTCCAGGTCGATACCGGGTAGGAAGAGCTTCAGCTCGTCCACGGTTATCTTCGCCACGTCGGCTCCTTTCCACTGCAGGAAACCCCGCCCCTTGTGAGGGCGGGGTTTCCATCCTTGTCGGGTATCGTTATCAGGCGCCCGCACCGCTGGAGGCCAGAGTGCCCTCCGGGGCGATGAAAGCAGACTTGACGAGATGACGAATCTTCGTGCGGTACGCATCGTTATCGAACGAACCGTCAAGCTCAGAGCTATTCGTAGTCTTCTCAACGAAGATCTTCGGCGCGGTCTCGCCCTCAAGGAACACGTTCACGATGTTCTTGCGGGGCATCGAGTTCTTCGGGGGCAGAAGGAACCAGCACTTGTCAGCATAATCTCCGGCGATAAGCGCAAGCTCGGGCACCTCGAAGACATTCGCGACCTTCCCGGACACCGTGTTGCCCATCACCTGGGTCTCGGTGCCGTTCTGGCGGCGGATCTCGACGACCTTCATGATCTGCTCGGCGCGGCTTGCAAGAGCCGGGGGAACGATCAGGTTGAACTTCGTCGGCATGATGATTCGGCGACCATTGTACTTGGTGGTTGCCAGCTGTGCGAAAGCCTTCTCAAGCGCCTCGATGCTCAGCTCGGGGTTTCCTGCCAGGACGTTCTTGTTGGCGGCCTTGAAGTTCGTCGTGTTCAGGCCAGTCGGCTGAACCAGCTGCAGGGCGGCCTCGATCGACTCCTGGTTGGCTGCACGACGGCCGAGTTCCTTCGTGATACGAGGGATCAGGCCCCAGTCGGCACCGTAGCGCTTCAGCGTCTCCCAGGAGAGCGGAATCTGTACACCAGCCTTCGCCAGCTTCAGCTTGAACTGCTCAGCCTTCAGACCGAGGATCGGGTACTCGCCGAGCTCGCCGACAGCAGGAAGCCCCTGTGCGACATAGCCCTTACCGTCCTTGCGCACGGGGATATTGTCGTCCGTGAAGTCGAAACTGAAGTAGGGAACCGTCTCGAAGTCGGGGGTTTCAAGGGTGTCGGCCCATTCGCGCCAGTTCGACGGGACCTGCTGGTACTCGCCCTGCATGATCTTGTTCATGGTCGGGCCGAGGTTGACCGGAAGGTCCGAGGTCGAGATGGCCTCGCTCAGATCCTTACGGGCCGAGTTGCGCACACGGATGTCATCGGCGTGAAGCGCCTTGTGCAGAAGGATACCCGCCTTGTAGGCTTCCCTCGCGTTGATTGCCATGTAGATATCCTCCTTAGAGCCAAGCCTGGGTTAGCTTGACAGCGTACTTGGTCGAGGCACTCGACAGCGGGTTGAGCACGAAACCCACCACGATCTTCCCCTTCGGGTCGGCCGCGACCTCGGGCTTAGCCGCCTTTCCGGTTTCGGTGGCACCGTCGATCGTGACGATGTCCCCGGCCTTGATAGATCCGTCCAGTCCGAGGTGTGCGATGCCTTCGAAGGCAAGAGTCGAATAGAAGTTATTGTCTTCCTTAGGAGTGGCGGACGTGAGGGCCACGGCCCCGACCTTGCCGAAGGCGACGACGTCGCCCGACTTGACGGCCGCGTCAACCTGGACCTCATAGGTGTCCCCACCCTTGACGTGATTCTGTGCCATGTGCGTGTCCTCCTTACCAGGTCAGCTTGGCGAATTCGGCTTCGAAGTCGTCGGCGCCCTTACCGGAAGGCACATGCTCGGGGGCGAAGCCGCCCGACAGGCTCTCGCGGATAGACTCGACGAGCTTGGTCTCGCGGTCCAGGATCGCCTTCGCGTCATAGCCGCGGGCGATAGCCTCGGCAACCCGCACACGGGAAACCTCGGGAAGGTCGGAGTCGGTGAGAGCAAGGATGGCCTCCTTAGCCTTCTTGGCCTTATCCTCCTCTTCCTCCTTGGCCTTCTTGGCGTCCTCTTCGTCCTCTTCGTCCTTCTTCTTGGCCTTATCGGCGAGAGCTTCGACGAGAGCGGAGAGCTTGGTGTCCAGGGCCTCAAGGGCCTCCTTGAACTCTTTGTCCATTCTCTTCCTTTCGGAATTGTGTTTGTTGCTACCGTCCATAATAGCATTTCCTTTTTTAAACGACTCCAGTGCCTCGACGAGTCGCCCGCCAGCACCCGGAACTGTGACGAAATCCACGGAATTAACGGGCGACGGTATGAACGACTCTATCACAGGCGGAACGTCTTCGGCCATGACCACGTCGTCGGTCTGCGCCAATTGGGCACCACAGTGAATGGACACACCGATGATATCCGACACCTGTTCAATAAACGGCGCCCATTGCTCCAAAACTTCGATCGTGGTATACATCCCGGGTTCGGGGCTGTCACTCCAGTAGGGTGTTTCAGCGATCACGGCGGCAAGTTTCGTCAGAGTCCCTTCGGGACGGTCCCATTGTTCTGACTCAGACGCATGATCGATATACATATGCGTCCCAATCGGGAAGGCCTCAGCGAAACTGCCCTGCAGCGCCTCTTTGGTGTATATACCAGTCGATCCCGCCCCCTCGGTGATAAGGCGCACAAGCCATTTACGAGCTCCTTTGATGGGCTTGAGAACACTAGTAGTCGTGCTCTCTTTGATTTCAGTCCTCATTTTCAGTGTCTCCTTGGTTGAAGCCGCCTGGAACGGCACCCTGGTTGCCCTGGCGTGCCACCGGGTCGCGCACAGCATCGCCGTCGTCTCCACCTGACACATTACCACTCTTCAGAAAATCGTTCGGCTCAGGCAGCTCATCACCGTGGATATCGGGCACAGCCAGAAGGTTCAACACTGCCTGACGGTACTCGTCCTGATGGATAGCCCCGGTTGACATAGACGTAGCGAGAGACTGCAATGCCCTATAGGTCGGATCCTGCTCGATCGACGGGAACTTGATGTCTACGTCCTTCACCGACGGATCCACGTCCATCATCACCTGTTTGAAGAAGTCCCGCCACTTGCGCTGCTCCAGCTTGAAGCCGTTGATCGTCGGCCTATCCAGCGTCGTCGCAGCCCCGTACGAGCCTCCCGTAGCGCCAGGAGACGACAGCAGAGCGATGACCGGGATCCCGAACGATGCAGCCACCAGAGCAGCTAGCGGCTGGCCGTTTCCGTAGTTCACCTGTGCGCTCGGGACTCCCACACCAGCTAGGGACTGGTTGGGCCCCAAGCTCGCCGTAGCGCCCACCACGTCGCCGCGGTTTGATATCTCTACAGCCGACTGACGTTTGCCCTGGTTGTTGCTGTTGACGATTGCCCATGCGATCTTCGACAACGCCTTAGACAGCCGCGCTGAATCCCGCAGATACCCCGAGTAGGCGACGCTCCACAGGGCGGCCGCCAGTGAATCCGGCGCACCGAATGCATGTCCCGCATGCCGACCAGACGACAGGATGTATACGACGTAGTTGCCGTTCACCTCGTAGGCCGTGTTCGGCGGCTTCCGGAGCCGCTGCACGCTCCGCCTGTATTCAGCCGTAGGGAACCACTGGCTGATCGTGCTCTGCCCGTCCGGGGTCCATGTGCGACGCACATACTTCACAACCGACGAGTCGAACGAGTCTCGAACGATCTCCTCGATCTCCTCCACCGGCACCAGCGTCAGCTTGTCGGTGTGCACCTCGCGGAACAGGAACACGTTCCCCGCACAGAACCTTTCCAAGTTCAGGCTCTCCATCGCCGAAGCGGAGAACAGCGTCCTCTGCGCCGACTCCGACCTGATGAACTTGTCCAGCTTCGCAGACGTGTCGCTGAACACCAAGTCGTCGCCGAAAATGTAGCTGGTCCTCAGCTGTGCGCCGCGCTTATGCAGCGGGTGATCCCGGGCCATGTCCCTCAGGCCGCGCACAACCTCATGGATGAAAGCCAGCGTCAGGCCCTTGTCGTCGGCATAGCTGACCCAGTTGGCACCCTCGTCGAGGAGGTAGGACCTCTGCGCCTCGTTGATGAACGCAATACCCTCGTCGCTAAACGAGTATGCGGTTGAATCCAAAACTCTCCCCCATTTCCATTAGGTAGCTGTCTTCGTCGTCATCCATCATGTCCCCCGCGTCGGAGAACACAGTCTCCTGCTGGACGGCGTCCCGTATGTTCTGGTCTGTTATCGCAGCATACACTGCCGCGTCGGCTAAGTCGGGAGACTTGCCGACATCCTTCTTCAACTTGTCCTTCGAGTCCAGGACAAGCCCGCCGGACATCGTATTATACGAGTAGCCAACAGATAGCAGCTCGTCGTGCAGGTCGATATCCAACGGGTCCAGATCCAACTCTCCCGTGCGGCACCTGTACCGGAACGAGTCCCACATGTAGGAGCGGTAGTTATGCCAACGGCCCCTGTCCGGGCTCGACATAGACCCGCGCACAGCCAGAATGTCATACGTCCGGGTCGCATACGAGTTGAGGATGTCGAACATGCCGCCCCCGATACCGTCGCAGTCGATCGCCACGGCGTGAGCGCCCTCACGCAGGGCCAAGTCGTGCACACGCTGTGCGCTGTGCACCAGGTCTGTCTTCGCCCAGGAATCCACGAAGCGCACAACCCCGTTCACGCACAGGTATACGACGGAGCGGTCCGCGCCGAACCGCGCCACATCCACACCCAAAACGGGCCGGCCGATCCGCTCCCTCTCCGTCAAACACGCCTTCTCCACGTCGCCAGGCAGAATCAGCGAATCCTCGATGTCGAAAGCGAACTCGCCCAGGACGCGCGCCTTGAACCGGGCGCTGTCCTCCCCGTATTCCAGTTTCTTCTGCTCCACGTAGGACGGCCCGGTAAGCTTCTGCAGCACCTTCGGCGGCATAGGCTCGCCTGTGAAATTTGGACTCTCCAGGACCGAGATGGACATGCGCTTCCAGTTCTCCATCTCCTCCTTGAAGATCTTCCCCAGGTAGCTCATCGGATCCGTCGGGTTTGCAATCAGCACACGCCGCGATGCCTCGTTCGTCGTAATGTTCGCCAGGGCATCGATCAGCTCGCCGGACAGTCCGCAGGCCTCGTCGCCGATCGCCAGCACGTCACCGTGGATGCCCTGGAACGAGTTGCCGCCCAAGTTGTCCGGCGGCTTCCTGCCGCGCCCCAACGGGAGCTTCGTCGCATCATCCTTCCATTGGACGTCCATCGTGATACGACCCGGAAGCTTGTGATCGATCAGCCCCTCATCGAAGCGCCGCTCCACGATGTCCTTCAACTGCATCACCTCGCGCCACAACACGTCCTGAACCTGCGCCATCGACGGAGCTGTTGAGATTACATAGCAGTGCGGGTAGCGGGTGTCCACCCACCAGCATATGAGCACAGCCATAAGTCGGGACTTCCCCACGCCGTGGCCCGCCTTCACCGCCGTCGAGTTATTGTCCACCACGGCCCGAGCAATCTCCCGCTGTTTACTCCACAGGGTGCCCTCGTCCGTGCCCAGCATGTACTCGGCCCAGCCCACAGGGTCGGATTTGAAGTTGTCCTGCCGCCTGTGCGCTTTCACCGTCGCGATAGCGCTATCGACGGCGCTAGCTTTGACTAGCATGGGCCTCCTTCAGCGCCTGATAGAACACCTCGTCCATCGCCTCCGGGTCGAGCAGCTCCCCCTTCTTATAGGCCGTGACGATCCGTGTGCGCACACGCTCCCAGGCATCCTCCACCAGGTCGAGGATCAGCCGGGTCTGCTGCTTCGTCACCCGCGCCTCTTCCTCGTCGTTGTACTCCTTCACCTTGTCCAAGCGGTCCCCGAGCTGCTTCAAGACGCTGTTCACAGCCTCGATGTGCCGTGCCGCCACCTCGTCCGACTCGAAGCATCTCTCCAGGAAGTTGAAGGCCCGGGTCTTCAAGTCGTACATGTCGGCGATCAACATCTGCTGACGCTCCAGGTTCGTCCAGATGTCGTTGCGCTTCAGCAGTGCGCGCACACGGGCAAGGCAAGCCTCAGGGGGCAGACCCAACTCCTCGCCTATCTCCGCCGGGCTGGCCCCCGCCTGTGCAAGGGTGAGCAGCCGCCTGTCGTCCATCGCAAGCTCGCCGGTCGACTTCTGTATCGCAAACCGGTCCCTGTCGTTCTTCACGATCGCCTTAGCGGCAGGCTGCTGTGTCTTCTTTTTCTTCTTGCTTTCGGCCATCACAGGTCCCTGTAGCGGAGCACCACCGGAGCCACCAACGGGTCGCACACCTTAACCGTAGGCCGAGTGTCCGCTGTCCTCAACACGATACAGAACGTGCCCTCCATCGTGTCGAGCGACGTCACCTTCGTCTCGTCGGCGCCGGTGAACACCGTCAGGTACACAGCCCGCACGCTCTTAGGAAGCGCTATGTCCAGGTCAAGGTTGGGCAGCGTACCGCTGAGCGCCGCAATCGGCTCGTTGTCGTCTGCTAAGCGGCTCGTTTGAACATCGATTCTCATATAACTCCCTCTCTAGTCAGGCTTAAGAGGAATACTACCATGCGCACAGCAGACCCCGCCGGGGCATAGCGCTCACCCGGCGGGGTCCTGAGAGAAAGGAGCTTACTTGAACACCTTAACATACTTCTGCAGGCGGCGTCTAGGGCCGGCCATGTGGTCGTACAGCATCACCCAGCGGTCGTCTAATACGGGGGCCCACGTCACCTCGTCCTGTAGGGTGATCGGCTGGATCTCGTCGTCCACGTTCAACACCGACACGTAAGCGTCCAACCTGAAGGGTATCTTGTTAAGGTCATAGGCTTTAATGAAAGCCTGGAATGTTTCGTGCCCACCGATAACCCACAGCTCGTCTTGGTCGTTGTGCGCGGTTTGCTCTATCGCCGCATAGGGGCTTGCCACCGCCTTGACCGTCTTGGTTGACTTCATGTTTTTGCTCAACACAATATTCGTCCTGTTAGGCAGTTTCTTGTTGCGTTGAGGCAATGACTCCCGGGTCTTCCGACCCATGACTATAACTTTGTTAGTCGTCATGTCCTTGAAGTGTTGTAGGTCGCCTCGGTCATGCCACGGCAACTTCCCGTTGACCCCGATGATCCCAGACGTCGACTGCGCCCAAATGAAATGCACGTGAAACATTGTGTCTCTCCTCCCGTGTTCGGCGTATTAGCTGATATGAGGACTCTAGCAGCGCAAGGCTAGTGTGCGCAAACTTGACTTCCGCCCGTATTCGAGTTACAGTCGAGCCATCGAACCACCGGACTAGAGAAAGGACTTCACGTGCTTCTTTACTTCATCGCCGTCCCCGTCGCATTCCTCGTCGCACAGGGGTTCTGGACCCTCATCGCCTACATCGTCACGTGGTGCGGCTTCCCCAAGGCCGGCTCCGTCGTCTTCTGGGTCTCCCTCGCATTCACGTCCCTCGGGGCCATCTCAGCCCTCACCGCCTTCGCGTGGACCCAGCACCAGCTCAACCTCATCGCAGTTTGACAACCCTGCGTTGAGGATATATACTGTTTTCGCACAGTAACGCAACAGAGAGGAGAAAACATGTTTTCATGGAACCTGATCGGACGGATGTTCGCCGGTTGGTACGGAACCTGCCGCCTGTGGGGTAGGACCTGGATCTGTTAGTCACCGCAGTCCGGCTCGACAACGCCGTCTGCGACGTGTAAACTGAAGATATAAAGACCCCCGACGTTTCCCGGAATGGGACGCGACGGGGGTCCTTCTTATGCTGTGCGTTACTTATTCGGCGTTGTCGCCAGGAACGGCACTATCTTGTGGAGGAAGCGGTCCACGGGCTTAGTATTGAGCAGCCATTGTGCGCACACGGTCACCAGCCCCCACACGGTCGCCGTGATCGTGTCCGCCAGGTCCGCAGGCAGAGTGATACCCACCTTGGCGCCCCACGCAGCCAGTACGCCGATAAGGCTGACCACGAACGTCCGGATGACCGACCGCGCCTTGTGCTGTATCTGCGTCGGCACGAGCTCGTCGAAGTGGTAAGCGTTCTTCCTGTTCGGGTCCGCCAGGCCGCCGTCCCCCTGCGGCAAGCCGCCCGTCTCCACGGTGTGCGCAGCCGCGGCGAACGCCGCTTCCTTCTGCTCGTCCGTCAGCGTGGGGGTATCCAGGTGCTTGGGTCCTGCGGGTGTTTCCTGTGTCGTCATTTCGCATCGCCCCCCTTCTTCACATCTTTCAACGTATTCTGAATGTCGTTCAGCTTGTTGATCGTCTCCTCAAGCGCGGCGTGGCTCGCAGCCGGGTAGCCGAAGCCGTACCCCGGCACGGTCAAGTCCGTCGCGATCCTATTCACCGTCGCCGTCATAGACTCCACGGCCTGCGTCAGGTTGGCCGCCACCTCCTTCAGTTCCGCGATGGAATTCTGCGTCGCCTGGGGGTAGCCGAAGCCCTGGCTCGGCACCTTGATGTTCTCGTACAGCCAGCTGAGCATGTTGTGCTCGTCAGGTGTCAACTCGTCTCCTTTACTGGTGTTGTCATTGTCCTGTGTATCGCCGATATAGCGCTTGACGATGATGATCGTCGCCGAGCCCGTCAGGGACCGGTCCGACAGCGAGTGCAATCTGGGCCCACGGCCCGGGCCTCCGTGCCCCCACGTGTACATGCCCCCGGCATAGAGCTCCACATGGGATATGCGGCCGGCGAAGGGGCCCGAATGCCAGCCCATGCAGATGATATCCGCCG